ACGATTAGTTTCGAGCCTTACGATTGGTCAGTAACTAGTTAACAACTAGCTAACGCGCGCGAATGTGGCGCTAGAGCCTCGCAAGGCTCCGTTAGCCATTCGGTTGGGACAACGGAAAACGCTAGAGCTGTAAGGGTTTTTAGAGGGTGTGTCCAATTGACACAGGCTTGCTATTCATTAGAGCAAGTGTTATATTTGGGAAGATGGGGCGACATTCCGTCGCTAGCTCTTTCACAATCGTTTAGGGAGTGTGTTATGCGTTATCTTCGCTTCACGAAGCCAGTAGTTGGTAAGGTTGAGGAACTTGGCGAGTTGTCCACGGAAGCCGAATATCCACAGTTTGATAGCGTAGCGGAGCTAATCGCTAGCGCGGGAGATGAGCCTAAATTCTTGGCTTATGCTAACTCACGTATTCGTGCTAGCGTTAAGCAAGCAGTAACTAACGCTATCAATTCCGGCGACAAGGCACTCGGTAAGGATAAGATTCTCGCTGATGCTCGCGCGGCGGGTCATGACTGGACTATCGCATCTGCACGTCAGCGCGGTCAAGGCGTTACCGCTAAGGCTCAGGTATTCGACGACATTATGGCGCGCGTTAGGCGCGGCGAACAGGTTAGTCAAGAGGAACTCGCTACACTTGCTAGCCAGTTTGGAGCCTAGTAGAACACTAGCTAAGGTAGCTAGTTGGTAGTGTAGTGTGAAGCACATAGATAGCCCCTAGTGCTAGTATAGGCTAGGGGCATTTATGTTACTAACGAGTTAACGATTAGTCATTCCAATTATTCCCAATTCTTCCAACCAACTCAATTAATCCAACCAATTGGTTGGAGGGGGGGGCCTCCCCCCGTCCCGTGTCCGGTGGGACACAAGGTGTGTCATAAGGACACGAAAATGCAAGAACTAGCAGCGTTCCATGAGTAAACGCATAACGTGTCCAGTGGGCTTAAGACATTAAAAAAAAATATATATAATAACTATACACCTAGCTTTGACGCTGTAATAATCCTGTCATGGAACCTTCGGGAAAGACCCGAAAAGGGTCAAAAAGGGAAAGGGAGGGAGGAGGGGGGGGTGTCCAACCAATTGGTTGGTGGAGTTGGTTGGCGTTGGAAAATCTATTTGTTTACTCATTAAGAGAGGGGTAACATGAAATACGGCGAGCCACTACCTAACTATAGCAGGATATATCCTGACAGAGCAAGATACTACCAATGGCAATCAAAGAAACACATTATTAAGGATGGCGTCGTTGAACTAACAGAGTCATGTAGCCCAAAACTAGGTTGTCCCTATTATTCACACAACCCTGGTCGATTTCATGGAGTCTATTGGGCATGGGACAGAAGTTTAGGTGCTTGGGTGCATTATGCACGCTAATATACAAATATCTGGAAATGACTTAAGGCTAATGTATTATTATCTTACACATCCAGAAGAAATCGCTAATAGTTTAGTAGAACTTCCTAATCTACTCGACAGAATTGAAAGGAAGCTAAACGAGTAATAACCGTGTCGAAAGGACACATATTATAACTCATTAGTAATGTGTCCAAATGGACACTGACAAAATGACACACTTGACTTCCAATTGGGAAAGTGGTATATTAGCAGGTTCACATTCTGTCCAACAATTGGAGGGAGCTATGCGGTAAACTACTAACTTTTAATGTAGTAGTTTAATTGTGTAGTCAATTGTGTAGCGAACAAGGTGCCTAGGCTATTCTAGATAGCTGAGCCAGTAGGCTAACCAATGCTTTTGCCTCACTGGTCATAGGTGCAAATCCTATCTAGGCAATTAGGTTAGCTAGAGTGATAGGGTAGGCTGCGCGTTATGAGAATGGCTATAACGTTAGATGCCAAACCGCTAGCTAACCTTTCATTTTTCAATGGAGGTTAACGCAAAATGACAATTTGGCGCAGAACATGCCAAGAATGTGGACACAAGCAATACGATAATGACCCTACAGGAATGAATGCAACTAGCTTCGGACGATTTCAAGATAGAAAATGCAAAAAGTGTAAGAGTGAAGCACTAGACTATGGAACAGAGGAGATAACAGATAAACAGAAAGATGAAAACGCTAGATTAGAGTTAGAGGAGCTAGAACAATGAACGAAGTTACTTACAAGATGATTGATGATGTAACTCAACGTATAGCTTATAAATTGGGTAAGGAATACGGGCTAATTGACAGAGATTTCGTTATCAAGTTCTGGCCCGTTAGAAAATTCGACTACGTTATCAAGTCTGGCGGAGTTATTCGAGTGTATTTCACTCACACTCCAAAGTTTGTAGAATATGAGACAATGTTAAGGCGCTGCTTACAACAAGTAGCCCTTATCAAGAAAAATAAGAAAACAGGAATCATCGTTTATGGTTCAGATAAGTTAATGAACGATGAATTGCACAAGTTAGCACCAGAATGGGAACAGTTACCAGTTCTATTACCATTTGACCAGTTGAGATTTACAACAGAATATAAAGTTAGCATGACTCATCGTAAAACTGGTCTCACTGTTGTGAAAGAGGGACACATTGGGAAGAACGGTAAAACTATCCCAAGGTTAATGATAGACGCAAGATTAGAGCTAAGTGACCTAGTAAGTGCATTAGAGAAGGCTAGAGCTGAGGTAGAAAAAGATAAAGTGTTAGAATTAGATAGTGAGAGATTGAAATTAGCCAACTATGGTGACAGTGAGAGTGAACACTAAACGCGAGAAAGGAATTAGTGGTTAGTTAGTATGTTGAACATTAACGATAGTGTTTATGCTTTTGCTAGTAGGGAAAGTAGCGACGTTTACGACGGGCGTCCGTGTTCTGTTCCTGTAGATAGAGGATACGTAACTCGCTTGCACGATGATTACATAGAAATGTTTAGTTTAATTAACAAGCGTAAAGAATGGTACAAGAGAGATAGAGTAGTAAGTGCTAAGAAGTTAAATACAGTTTAAGTCAGGTTCTCACTTAGTTCCTGTGAAGTAAAAAGTGAGTGATTAGCTAGCCTCGTACGAGGCAATTGGACCTAACCGGCTACCCACTCTACGTGGCCCGTTGTTAGGGTGTAAGGTTCGAGTCCTTACTAGCTAACTATAGCGTCGCTGGCACGGTTGCCTACTTGTCTTATTAGACTAAGTAGCTTAATGGGTTCGAGTCCCTGACGCTATAATCGTTTTATTGTAAAGTAACCTTAACATTATCGTAAGGGGATATGTCACAAGATGAGATAGAGAAGATACGAGCGAGAGAGGAGTTTATAACTCGCGAGCTAGCACAGTTAAAGTTAAATAGAGAAGCGTTAGAGTTAAAGTTAAAGAGTGAATTAAATGTAGTGATAACCGCAAACTCAGTTTCAGAGGGTGCGGTTATTTTGGCTATTAGTGATGTTAGAGATGACATTCTGGATATTCTAAGGAAAACGCCCGGCAGATTTTTCCGTTACCAGAACAATTTACCCGTTAATGAGATTCCTTTAGAGAGCTGGAAGAACTTTCATAGTGAGCTAATAAAGCTCCCAAAAATCGACTTCGCATTTAAAGATGGAACTAAAGAGAAGATAGATAGCGTGCTAAACGCTCCACGTTGGACCATTGCTATATCAGAAAACAAAAAATGGTTAGATGTAAAGCTAGGATATAAAGTTAGTCCTAATCCGTTAAGCTATAACACAGTAGGAACAACTTTTCACAATGCTAGCCAAACCTACCGTGTTCAACTCACGGAAGGTGTTAAGTTATGGCGGGCATTAGAGAAAGAAGAACAAGTAATTTGGAGTGACGAAGCTAAGGATATGATACTATCTGATATTGAACGTAGAGAGAGGTTAGATAGTATCGCACTCAAGACAGATTCACCTAGTTATGGTAGTTTGATTAACTTTAAAGATGAAAAGGTTAAGTTAAGAGGATTCCAAGAAGTTGGCGTAGAATTCGCTGAAGCAGCTAACGACAGCTTGATACTAGCTGACCAAATGGGACTAGGTAAAACTATTCAGAAGATAGCTAGTTTCATGTTACTAGATGCAAAGTTAAATGGTAACGCTCGAATGGCCGTAATTTGTCCAGCTAGCGTCAAGATTAACTGGATGAGAGAAATAGAAAGGTTAACTGGAATAGTGCCCGGCGTATTCTCAGGGAGTGAGCCAGGAGTACGTGATTTAGAGAGATTAGTAGTTAGTAAGTCAGACAAGATTTGCATATTTAACTATGACATACTAGCAAGAGTTAAGGATACATTCAAGAGTGTTAAGGATGAACACGGTAATGAGTTTAGACAAGATGTTGTCAAGCGTTATCTATGGGTGGATTTGATTAACGCAAGTAACTTCGATACAATTGCAGTTGACGAAGCACACTATATAAAGAATACCGATAGTCAGCGTTCGGTAGCAGTAAGAATGTTAAAGTGTCCTAGGATAACATTTATGACGGGCACTCCCGTATTGAACAGACCCGGTGAACTCTGGCCAATGCTTACGATGTTAGCGCCAGATTTGTTTCCAAGTGAGGAGAGATTCCTAAGTAGATATACCTTTAACAACAAAGAAGCTAGAAACGTGGAAGAACTAAGGGGATTAGTTAAGCCTTATCTATTGCGCCGTAGGAAGAAAGATGTAATGAAAGATTTACCGGCTATTGAGCGTATTACAGACTACCATGAAATGAGTCCCAAAGCTTGGAAGTTATACGAGAAGATATTACAAGGTGTCTATATAGCGTTAGACGCATGGAATCCGGGTCAAGCTGGCGCCGAACAACGTGTGCCTAACATCTTAGCTCAAATAATGAGATTGAAGCAAGTTTGCGCAATTGATAAACTTGATAGAGTAGCTGAACTCGCTACAGAGTTATACGACACACATGAGAACGGAGGAGCTAGTAAGGTAATAGTGTTCTCTCAATTCAAGCCAATTGCACATGGTATTCACAAGAGACTAGGTAATGAGAGTGTTGTATTAACTGGTGATGTTAGCGGTGAAGGTGAGAGGCAGAAAATTGTAGATGAATTTCAAAATAACCCAAATGTTCATTTCCTTTGTGGAACATGGCAAGTAATGGGGGAGGGCCGTAATTTAACAGCAGCGGGCTACGTGATATTTAGTGACCTATTCTGGACCCCAGCTAACCACCAACAGTGTGAGGAGAGATGCTACGGTAGAGTTGGAGATATGCATGGTGCTACATCATATTATGTAGTGGTAAAGGATACGATTGAAGATTGGATTCAAGACATACTAGCGCGTAAGTTGAGAGTAATTGAACAAGTTGTAGAGGGATATGATAGTGATAGAACAGTTAGTATCGCAAGCGAATTGTTAAGTAAGATGAAAAATGAAATGAGAAAGGGAAGATAATGCCAGAACAAAAAGATTTATCAACACCTAGTGACTGGTCCGACGAAGAATTAGTTAGAAAGATGCGAAGAATTAGAGATGATTTCTTTATGAGAGGTGAGGATGAAGATAAGGTAATGGTAGAAGCAATGGATAGAATTATTGCTAGGAGTAAACAGTGACAAGTAACAACACTCAAGCTGTATTAGGATTAGCTAAGTTAGAGTCCAAACTTGGTGAATACGCCACAGTTAAGATAGCACGCAAAACTGGATTAATATTCCTAGCATGGCAACATGGCTTCTGGTCACAATGGCACATTGCATTAAGAAACGATCTATCTAAGTTAAAGTGTAAAGATGTGCCCGGTAAGAAAGACCTCGTACAAACCAGTGATAGAGTTAAATTCGCAGATATTTGTAACAATTGTTTAATGAACTTGGGAAGGGAATTGGTTAGCAAGTGAAAATGACTAACAAAAAAGAATACCTAGGTGATGGTGTCTATGCTGAAAATGATGATTATCACATTATCCTTAGCACAGATCGTGAAGGGCGAACAGAGAGAATTTATTTAGATGATTATGTTTATGAGGCGCTTATTGCATTTGTTAATAGAGAGAAAGGAAATATAAAAAGATGAACAACGACCACACACCGAAAGCTAAAGAACCTTGGGAGTTAGGTACTAAGATAAGTGGAGTAGATTTTGCATTCCAACCAACTCCACCCAATATCTTAACTAGAGATAAACGACGTGAAAAGAGAAAGTTAACTAAGCTAGAAACAATGAGGAAAAGAGGATTGTTACAAGAATGAAAAATATTTATTACGCTATTAAAGGATTTTGGATTCAGTTCAGAAATAGTTTTAAATACTTATTCAAAGAGTGGATAGAAGTAGGAAAACGTGGTTACGATGATAGATAAAATGGCCTCATCTCATCGTCGCATGTTGTTAAAACAAGCTGCAAGCGGTGAACGTGAGCTAGCAAGCGATGTAATAGCGAGAATAGCACTTGACGAGATTGCTGAGTTAGACGATCAAATTACAATACTGAAAACTGAACAAGCCGCTTCACTCAAGTTGTATAGATCAACAACTACAATGAAAGGTTAAGGTGTTAACAAGATGCCTCGTCAAGATGTAACGAAACTCCTATCTAGCACCATAAAAGAATTCGCAACATTTAAGGATGAAGATGTTAGAGATGGTCTACTCAATGTGCTAGAAGCATTAGATACAGATTTAGAAGCTATTGAGTATGGACAAAGTGACGAAGTTAATGATAAGATGGCGTTGTTATTTGCAGCTAATGGAGATGCTAGAGAGAATGAAGATATTGAAGAACAGCCCGCCGTAGCTAAGAAGAACGTTAAAGAGGAAGATGAAGATGAGGAACCAGAGTTAGATGATGAGGAAGATGAGGATGAACCAGAAGATAAGGATGAAGAAGAATAATATCTAAGCAGTAAGGTAGCCCGTCGTTTAATTGGCAAGACTTACACAACGCTGGAGAGCCTTTAAATCCGATTGTGTGAATCTAAGGTTCGAACCCTTAGCGGGCAATTATGATAACACCGATAGATATTGAACTACCAAATGGTGAAACAGTTCGTATTGAGCAATTACAAGGAATGGATGAAAATACACTTGCCATTCATTCGTATGCAAATATTACAATAACTCCACACGCATTCAATTTTATCTCAATAAAGGTTGAAAGATAATGGCCCTAATTAATCAAGACGAACCAGAAGTATTAAAAAGTTCCACCGTAAAAGCGTCAACTCCTGATGGTTCCATGTTCTTTACTATTATAGAGAATAATGGTAAACCAGTTGGAGTCGATATTCTTATAGGGAAGGGTGGTTCTTCTGTCCAAGCATGGGCACAATCACTCTCGCGTGTAATCACGCTTGCCCTCCGTAACGGAGTAGATATTTCTACGGTTGCAGAGGAAATATCAAACATAACTAGTGATAGATTAGCATTCAATGGTGATCGTGCAGTTCGATCAGTACCAGACGCAATTGCACAATCAATCTTAATCTATCTAGCTAGTAAAATTCCTACTATTGACAGAAGGCGACGTAGAAAAGGACCAACCGTGTTCGGGGAGGAAGTTGGTTAATGTGGACATATGAGTTATTAAATAGATCAGGTAACGTATTATTTGTTATCTATCACGACAACGAAACAATTGGTTCTTTACAATTTCCCGAAGATAACAAGGAGTATATAGAGTTATGGAAACTAGCGATAGATCAGATGAACCGCCCGCCAGAGAAATTAGACCCGAACCAGAGAAGTTGAATGATGCCGATTTACAAGCTCATGTAAGAGAGATAGATAGCAAGTGTAAGAATCCAGAACTAAGAACACTAGAAGTGTATGAATATCTCAAGAAAAGTAACTTCACAACTTGGGACATTTGTTGCTTCTGTGTAAACTGGCTCGGTACTATGTCCATTGTATGGCCTTGGTTACTTGAACCAACAAAAGTTCTCAGCGGGCTAGTTTATAGGGCACACTATTTCTTCAATGATAAAATTTTAGGCGAAGAAAGTAAATTGTCATAATGGGAGACTTCCACAAGTGGCAACAACAAGTAAGAGAGTGGGAACGCGATGAAAGCAAGAAACGTGAAGGTTGGTGGAATGTTCATTCTAGTGGTAGCACTGGTAGGACTTACAATCTTACAAACGTTAAGATTAGAGTCTGCGCTAAATGCGGAACAAGAGATGGAAGAATACATAGACACCACAAGGGTCACGAATACTTGTGGGCAAGACTATTACCATCCAGATATGCCGCTCGTTACATTACTTTTAACAAAGATGATGTAGTATTCCTATGTGACAAGAATAAATGTCACTTGAAAATTCACAAGTTATACGGCCCAAGGTTAAAAGAACTATGGCCACTACTAGAGAAACAAAACGGTGGAATTACATTTGAACAAGCTGAGAGGTTTAGATTAAAACTTGTGAGATGTTGTAATAACTGGCTAAAGAGAAAGAAGAATGTTAAGAGAGTATACAGGAGGAAAGCTAGTTGAGTTACGCCCGCTCTAAAAGAGCAGTAATTAAAGTAGAGATGATATTAAAACAATTACTTGAGGCTAAGGACGATCTTATATTTCAATCACTTGAACCTCAGAAGCTGGCTTATCATATCCACGAAGGAATGAGATCAGTAGCATTCTATCCAGAGTATTCACTTTACACAGAGTTGAGAGATAAGTTTGTTATTAGAGTCCGTTCGAATAAAGTTGTAGCGGAGCTTCGTAATAAGACAATAGTAGCATTAGCAACAGTGAGTGAACAACTAGGTAAAATGACAATAGTTGATGTAGATAATGTAATGAGTGTAATTGGAGCTTGTGTTAAGCATAAGGCAGGAGAGATGTATTTTCCAGCAGCTCAATTTAACGATACAATGCTAAGTGAGCTATATCAATGGAGTGAACCTGCTGGATACTTTATCATTAATCATGGTGTTATGGGTATAACGTTAACCAGAGTTCATCCAGGAGAGATAAATTTCGTACCTAAAGTAAAAGAGAATGGTAATGTCCAAAACAGTTGACAGACACGTCTCAATAGACGCAGATGATGCCAACTGGTTTAATGAGACATATCCCAAAGGTACATTTGGATGGTTGTTCTCTATGTTATTAAAAGAGTTTAGGAGAGCACATACAATGACTCCACAAGATTATGGTGCAATTGGAGCTAGAGAGTTAAAGAAAAAACTAGAGGAGAATGGAACATGATTAATTCTAATATACACGTAACTAATGCTACTGTATATGATTATAAAGAGTCATTGAAAATTGCAGCTAATGATTATCAATTTGCTGCTCTAATTATGGCAGCAATGAGGAAAGCTGACAGTTGGAACCTAGCTAAGTTGAAAGTTGAGTGGCCAGAAATCTGGGAAAAACTACAAGAATTATATAACACACCTGGGATACTATGATAACAGTCAAAGAACTCATCAATCGACTACAAAAATTCGATCAAGAAGCCATGTGTTATGCTTATGAGGGAGAGGCAACAGGCATTGTAATAGTTGACGAAGAAGGACATTCAATTGATTTTATTGAGGCAAAAGAATGACCTTTACACTTAACTCCATCGAACGAGTAGAAATAGAAGAAGCATTCTCCAAAATGTTATGGTTAGATAAAGCTATCATAGAGTTGAAATATATTATCTCGCAAGAGCCAGATGTTAATATGAAGAAGATGTTAGAGATAGCTCAAGCTAGACTCCACAGAGAAATGAATGATGGATGGCTTCATCTTTGTAGAGTTGTTAAGAAGTATACGGAGCCTCCTTATGTAGAAATAAAGAATGTAAATGTTAATACAAGTGATGTTCCAACTATTGATCTATACACAGCTCAATATGAAAGTGGTAAATAAGTGGAAATAATCCAAGCACCCATTAAAAAGTTCATGACTAAATATGAGCGTTATGAGCCTCGCATACGTGACCATACAGCCCTAATAACAGCTAAAACTTGTTTAAGAAAATATTTCCTGAGTATAGTGTTAGGGTTCCGCCCGAAGAAAACTAAACAATACTTTGCGTTCGGTGCAGCTTATCATCATTTCAGGGAGATATTACAAAAGAGTAATGGTGATGTTCAAGTTGCACTAGGAAGTGTAATCAAGTATTGGGCTAAGAATGGAACTGAACCACAGCCCGGTACCCAGTACGACTTCTTAACTGGTGGTAGACTACTAGCAAGTTGTAATGTTGCCTACCAACACATAAAAAAGATCGAATTAACTGGCCAAATTCAAATACTCCAAGCGGAACAAGTGTTCCAGGTAATGTTATCTGATGGAAAAACAGCAATCGGTGGTCGTGCAGATCAAATTGTTAGATGGAATGGTAAGTTGTGGGGAGTTGATTTCAAAACTTCGTCAAAGATGGGACAATTCTACGAGCGTACACTCGAACCAAATAATCAGTTTACTCTCTACACTCTTGCAGAATCAAAACTTCATGGTGAGCGTGTTCTTGGACAACGAGTTGAGGTATTGTATAACACTAAAAAAGAAGGACCAAAGATAGTTACGTTAATGACTCAACGTACAGAAGATCAATTGCTACGTTGGGAACAAGAAACAATTTGGTTTGAGAATAATATATTAAGTAAATGTAGGGATGAAGATATGTATCCAATGGAAGAATCACAATGTCCATTTTGTCCATTCCACAGTGTATGTAAGCAACCTACCGAAGGTGCAATGATGGCTCAGTTGGAAACTCATTTCACACAGGTTCCTTGGGATTATTCACAACCAAGTGGAGAGGAGGTTAGTGAATGAGCTTTAGATTACGTCCCATTAGCGATAAAATTGTAATAGAACAATTTAGCGCAGAAGATGTTTCAAAAGGTGGTATTATTATTCCTGACACGAATAAGGATAAACCACTTGTAGGAAAAGTGTTAGCAGTTGGTCCTGGTAGATACTCAGAAGTATTAACAGAAGGCGATAATTTTATACCAATGGTAGTTAAAGAAGGTGAGATAGTATTCTTTGGCAGATTCGCAGGTGTTCATATTGAGTTAGATGGTAAAGAATATTTAGTAGTCCGTCAGGACGACGTGTTAGTAATCGACGATAACTATGGAGGAAAAAGTGGACTCAAAGCCAAATGATGATTTAATACATAACAAGGAGAAAGTTAGTACATCTATTGATCCCGCTGCTCTTAAAGCCGATCCTAGACCAATTGTAGAAGTCCCTAAAGGTCACGAACAACCTAAGTGTCAACTTCAAATAATGTGTGAACATGGTGTTGGCTTTCAGACACGTACTCCACTATCAGCAGATCAAATTATAGCTGAGATTGAAACAAATGGTGGAGTTGGTAGAATTGGTTTTGCTCTCATTCCAACACAACCAAAACCAGATCAAGTTGCTGAGTTGTTAAGAGTTAATAGACAGAAAATTATAGGTTATTTGATTACGGTACTTGGAGAAGGTGGTAACTCACGTGTTCCACTAATTCACTCACCTAGTGATGAAGCAGTTATGAAGTTAGGAACTAAGAGGTAGTGTCAAAGTGACACACGTTGTAACTCCCGTTAGCAACTTACCAGCACCTGCTCCATTTAATCGTTTAGCTGAGTTAAAGTCAGGTGAAAGTATAATTGGTATGATTTATGGTGGTGCAGGTAATGGTAAGACGTGGTTCCTAGGAACTGGTGGAGATAGAAACTTAATTATCGACACTGGTGATACAGGAATGGAAACACTTAAGAGTAAGTTATTCAAAGAGAAAGTTGGATTTAACCCAATTATAGTTAGTGTTGGTGAGAAGCTAGACGCCCGTGGTAACGTAGATATATCTACTGCGTTTGATGCTGTATGTGACATTATTGATTGGGCCATAGCTAACAAGCGTTCTGAGTTTGATATCATATCTATCAATGATGTGACTCAGTTACGTCAGTTTGCTATGAACAAGGGACTAGAAGCTAATGCTAAGTTAGGTAAGTCCCAAAGTAAGAAACGCTCAATAGAAGTAGACGCAGTAGATTATGCTGTTCAGGATTATGGAATGGAAATGAGTTTGATTGACAAGTTTGTAGCAGGTACTAAATCTCTATGTATCAAACATAATATCCATTTTATAATGGCAGCACATGAACGTATTACGTTCAAACAACCTCGTGACGCACAAGGTAGAATTATCATTGGGGATCAACCTGTTATTGTAGATGTTCGTCCAGGGTTTAGAGGAAGAACATTCCCCGATGACATATCAATGTATTTTGATTTGATATGGCATTGTGAAGCGGTTGGAAGTGGTGACGTAATAACTTATCGTGCTCGTACTTCAGGAGGGGAGGATATTACCGCACGTACTAACTTCGGGGGTCTCTTTCCAACTATTATAAAGAATCCCCACTTATTACAGACAATCGAATTAATTCAAAACTCACGTAAACATCCAGATAAGAAGTAATTCGATAACTCAAAAGGAGCCTAAAGTGCCTAGGTATGACGCGGACCCGACTTCCCTGACAGCAGTTATCGCGGTACTGGACAAGGGAGAATATGAGTTGTTAATTGGAGAACCAAAGGGATTCGAGAAAGCAAAGAAGAACGCTGCACCTGGTGATCCTCTTACTGCTGGTGTCCGTTATCCACAGACTGTTGCAGAAGGCCCTGAAAAGGGAGCACGCACGTTTTACACTTGTTACATTCACACTCCTGACGCATTAGCTTTCGCCAAACAATACGTAATGACAGCGCTTGGTTTTCATCTAACTAAAGAGGACGAGAAAAGGTTTAACGATCAATACCGTGGTAGCGATTGGAGTGTTGATCCTGAGTCTGGTGGTGTTGGTGACGTTTGGCGTGAAGTTACTGGTAAGCGTGTTATTGCAGTTGTTGATACCACACTTGCTGACGATGGAGTTACCTTGCAACAGAAATGGATTAAGTTTCGTCCCGTATAGTAAACTACACTCAGAGTTCTTACATTACTATTCTGAGGAAATAGATTATTAGCAATGTGGCCTAGTGTGACATTCTAGCTTCCCTCTTGAATCGAGTTGAATGCTAGATGTTATGGAGGTTCCGGTGAACATAACTTCACTAGGTCACTTTAAATTTAACTAAGAGGAATTATGAAATACCGAATCATTAAAACGTTAATTATCTTGATGGTTATAGCGGGCTTCCTCATAGAAGCTAAACTATTCCTAGTTGTATGTAACTGGATGGGAACAGAGAGTGGTAGTTGCTAATGACTGATAAAACATTTTTCAATTGGATTTACAAATATGCGGAAGCTGTTATGGAACTAAGTTGGGTAGGTAGTATTGGCAACGCAAGTATGGAAGTAGAAGTAAAAGCGCATTGGCTTAAACAAAAGAGAAATGCACTCAAGCACATTAAACAAGCTCTCGATGATTTGGTGAGTTAACTATGCGCCGTAGACTTAAATGGATTCAAATTGCTCATAACGATTATCGTCTTATGCAAACTGCTCGTGGAGTTAAGATCAAACGTGATCTTCCTACAGGTACAACAGTGTATTTAGGGTCTCGCGGTAGCATTAAACCAATGCCAAAACCTTTCGGAGTAGTAGCAACAAAAGAAATAGCTGCTGCTCTTAACAAGAGTATGTATAAAAAATACGGACCTAGTTGGAGGGAGCGATGCTAAATGACTAAAGACCAAGTATCACAGTTAATGGGATTAATGTATGATGAAGAAAGTGAAACAAGAGAAGCCGGCCAGAAAGAATACGCACATGGTGATGATAATGCTTTTAGTAATTTCGAACGATTAGCCGCTCAACTTAAAGTTGATCGTAAGTTAATATTATGGGTTTACTTACAGAAACATTTAGATGGTATTTTAGCTTACATAAATGGCCACGTAAGCCAACGTGAACCAGTACAAGGTAGGATTAAAGATGTACGTGTATATCTCACACTACTACGTGGTATGATAGATGAAGAAGAGAATAAGGTAGGTTATGTACTACGCACCTGAACATCCCATTGATGATCCTTACTTTGGTAAAGATAGTTATGATGGTGTTGATATTCGCAAAGCTAGAATTTATCATCCTGATGAATTACCATTCTGGCTAGCAATTGGTCCAATTTGCTGGCGGGCTACTTATCGTAAAGGTTATAGATACTTTCCTAAAATGGTAATAGATGTGCAACCGGGACCGATTTTTCCAGGGAAACTATCTTATCTTAAAGAAGCAACAGGTGAATTCACCGAATATCCAAGTGAATAAAATAGCCCTCATGGTGAAACTGGCAAACACATGGCGCTTAAGACGCCACGGCGAAAGCCTTGGAGGTTCGAGTCCTCTTGAGGGCATATGAGTAAATCGACAACTTGGATTCATCCTTCTGGAAGTAAACTTACTATCACTTACGCGGAGCCACAAATGCCAAGAGAAAAGAGATTAAAGAGTAAGCCCTCTATAAAAGTTAACAAGACTTATGCTGATCCGAAGATAGTAGAAGATTTAAGAGTTCCAGCACCAATGTCACCACCTCCAGTTAACACATTCGGAGTTGAGCCAACTAACTATCACGCCCGTCGTATAGTTTCACTTGGAGCAGCCAGGTTAATTGAAGCAGCAGAGGAATATGAAACATTAGCAAGATTATTAAGGAATACTGCTAACACTTTAAATAGAGTTCATGAGTAAATGTTAAGATTACCTCCCAAGAAAATAGCAGTAACTCAAGAAATACTAAATAGATTTTGGGCTAAAGTCAACAAAACAGAGACTTGTTGGTTATGGACTGGCTCTAAAGGCAGAAATTCGTCTGGTCTTTATTATGGCTACTTTAGATTATTCGGTTACGTCGAAAGAGCCCATAGAGTTTCGTTTTTTATAACTTATGGCGATTTTGACTTTACACTTTGTATTTTACATAGGTGTGATACCACATTATGTGTAAGACCAGAGCATCTATTTTTAGGTACAGAGAAGGATAATTCAGACGATATGATAAGTAAAGGTCGCAGAGGATATAGAAGTTTGGAACTAACATCAACGCAGATTGATGAAATAATAACTAGACATAACAATGGTGAGCCAATAAGAGAATTAGCTTTCAAACTAAAACTTGGTTATGGTACGGTTTGGTCGATAGCTCATGGTAAATGGAATCCAAAAAGAAAGACTAAATTGATTGGTGAACAACTATGATAAGGTTGCCTCCTAGAAAGGTCGCTTGCACGCCACTTTTCGACACACTTAAATATGGTTCATTACATATTCCAGAAACAGCTAGAGAAAGAGTCGATCAAGGAATTATCAAATATCAAGGTGTAAATTGTAAATGGACAGGAATAGGAGACCATGTTACCTTCTCAGGATACACTGGAACTTTATTGTCCCTTGAGGGAGAAGGATTACTTATCGTATTACCTGAAGAATTTGTTGTCGGAGTTATCGAATATGACTCAACTGATGTTGCGAGAATTGAAATCCCCGGATTGTTTTTTAAAGGAACAGATGGAGAAACATTTAGTGCTACATATGAAATGGCCGTTAATCTATTGGCTAAAGGAATAGAAGATAGCACAGTATGGAGTAAGTTAACTGGTGATAAGCATAGGAAGTGGAAAATCCACGAACAGAGACCAAAGGTTAGCGATTATGATAGGTTACGATAGTGACGACAAATATCTCTACTAAATTTGTACCTTCCGAGGGTGACCCATCTCGTAATATATGGTTTATTGGAGAAGCCCCCGGAGCAGATGAGGAGACAGGAACATTAAATCATCCTGCTCCTGGTCCATTTATAGGTGAAAGTGGGTCAGTAATATTTACACCATGTTTATTACGTAACGGTCTCCCACGACCTGACAGTGTATTCGTTACTAATCTATCTCATCATAGACCTAAAGATAACAAGTTTGAATATCTAATTGGAAGTAAAGAGTTAGCAGATGGTATCAATGAAATTAAAGAGTTAATTATTAAAAACAAGCCCGTTGTAATCTGTACGTTAGGTAATTGGCCAATGTATTTCATTACAGGTAAGAAAGGTAAGAAGCCAGGTTCAGGTATATTAAATTGGCGTGGTTCCATATTACAACATGAAAGTGGTATAAAGGTAATTCCAACAATCCACCCCGCAGCAGTCTACCGTGATCGTAAACTCTATCCAATCTTTGACCAGGACATTAAACGTGTTGTATTCGATTCGTCGTTTAGGGACCTTAAGTTACCAGAACGTAAATTCACAATCGCCCCTGTGGGTGATGAACTTGAGCATTACACTCAGGTTCTCCTCAAAAGTGATAAGCTGGCAGTTGACATTGAGACCTTTGGCCCAAATATTGGTTGTGTTGGTTTTAGTAATGATCCTTCTATGGGCGTTTGTATTGTAAATGATAACACTCCTCAATTTAGGGATAGTGTAGATAGATTACTATTGAGTGATATTCCTAAGATACTACACTTTGGTGTGTTCGATAAAGCCATTCTTAAGTTACATGGCTTCAGTGTTAATAACTATTGGTGGGACAACCAAGTAGCTCAATGTGTGATGTGGCCAGAGTTACCGCGAGCTCATAAATATTTAGTGAGTACGTATACCCGCGAGCCATATTACAAGAATGAAGCAAAAGAAGGTGGCGGAGATAAAAAGAGTTGGGGGAAACGTACAGACAGAACTAAACTATGGATATATAATTGTAAGGATGATGCTACAGAGTATGAAGTTCAAGAGTGCCAAGAAAAAGAAATGAATGAAGGTCCACCTAACTGGAAGAAATTTTTCAATTTCTCTATGGAAATGTTAGAAGTAGCTGAGCACATATCAGAGTCAGGTATGTTGGTGGATCAAGATAGGAGAGGGTTATTGGAGCTTGCAGTAACATATAAATATGCTAAGAATCAAGACTTATTAGAAAGATTAACTCACGTTGGTTTCAATGATAACTCTCATCCACAAGTTCATAAGATGTTATATGAAACTCTTAAACTTCCAGTCCACAAAACTCGTCAGAGTAAAGTTACTGCCGATGAAGATGCATTAATAGCTCTGATTGCGCTTTGTAAAGAGAAAATTGGAACTATCAGACGAGAGAAAGAACTAGCTGAATGGCAAACTAAATTTCTAATTGTCAAGATGATAATGTTAATTAGAGGTCATAGAAAGCTATTATCTAGCTATTTGAGAGCTAAGATAAGTGCTGACGGGCGAATTAGGAGCACGTATAAAGTGCCCGCCACTGAAACTGGAAGATGGAGCGCAGAAAAGTATGTAGATGGTACAGGTGTTAATGGCCAAACATTCCCTAGAGACTATGTGGAGCTACCACCAGAGAGTGAGCTAAAGGAGTTTCGGGCTATAACACTTGATATTGCTAACGAAAGTGAAAGTGATAAAGAGGAAGAAGATGATGAGCAAGAGGAAGTAGCATAACTTAAACAAGGATAATATATGTACGATTATGTTCTTTATCATGATAATTGTTATGATGGATTTGGTTCAGCCCTAGTTGCCTGGTTAAAATTAGGTGATAACGCTAAGTATATTCCAGTCAATTATGGACAATATCCTCCAGACTTACCAAAAGGAAGCAAGGTTTTAATTTGTGATTTCTCATATCCACGTGAACAGCTACTTAATTTTGCATTAGACCACGAGGTTCAAGTATTAGATCATCATAAGACAGCACAAGCAGCACTAGAAGGAATTCCATACGCAACGTTTGACATGAATCACTCTGGAGCATACTTAACGTGGAAACATTTTTATCCAGAGTCTGATGTTCCTGAATTTATTTTATATTTAGAAGATCGTGATTTATGGACATTTAGACTTCCAGGTAGTCGTGGTGTGTCTCAAGCTTTGCGGGCTTATCCGTTTGATTTTAATGTATGGAATTCGTTGATGTATGATGTAGAACAGTTACGCCAAGAAGGTCCAGTTATAGAACGCTTTACACAGCAAATGGTTAACTTGATGTGTGATAACTCTTTTGAGAAAGTTATAGGTGGACACTTAGTTCCAGTAGCAAATGCAACAGTTTTCTTTTCAGAAGTAGGTGAAGAACTATGTATTCGTAATCCAAATGCTCCATTTGCTGCTTACTATTTAGATAGAAAAGATGGTAAACGTCAGTGGGGATTACGCTCAAGAGGAGGATTTGATTGCTCAGAAGTTGCTAAGAAACTAGGTGGTGGAGGCCATCCAGGTGCAGCAGGATTCGTTGAAGAATTAAAATGAAACTTCGGATGAAAGTAAGCACAATGTTACTAATTTGTGCTATCATCATAACCGAGATTTATAACGAAATGTTCATTAAACTTGTGAGACACTTGTGGCAATTGATCAATTAAAGATTAGAAGTATGATAGTAGCTCCAAAAGGTAAATTACTCATTAGTATTGATCTAGCTCAAGCCGAAGCCTGGGTGGTAGCGTTCTTAGCCAATGAACCCACTATGAAGAACTCTTTGTTACATGGAGATATTCACAGAGACACAGCAGCATACTTAGACAACTGTAAACCCGAAGATGTTACGCCCACTGGCAGATATACAGGTAAGAGATGTAATCACGCCCTAAATTATAGAATGAGTTATCTCCGCCTAGTTCAAGTTGTCAATAAGGAGTCAGATAAACCACCATATGTTGTACTGTCATATCCACAAGGTAAGAGATTGTTTGAGCGATGGCATCAACTATATAATCTAAAGAACTGGTGGAGTCAAATTGAATACGAACTTGGACAAAACGCACGTACATTAACTACGCCATATGGTCGAATTAGAACTTTCTTTGCTGGTTGGGGAAGTGAGCTTTTCAAAGAAGCAACTGCTTATGTCCCACAATCAACTGTTGCAGACCATCTTAATGGTGCAGTCCAACCTGAACTCGGAATTGAAGGAGGACTACTTGGCGTCTATCGTACTTTTGTTCGAGAACGTCAAGTCATCAGAATCATTAATCAATCGCATGATAGTTTTATTTGTGAGTTGGATAAGCAACTTGTTGATGAGATAGCACCACAATTAGTAAATTTAATAAAGCGCCCGTTAATAGTGAATGGTGAACAATTTACTATCCCCGTTGATTGTGAGATAGGCGAGAGATGGGGACAACTTGATAAATTGAAAGTGAGTTAAAGAATGAGCCTCAAAACTTGGCTTCGTGATTGGTTAGATATAACTAATCTAGATGAAGATACTGATGCAGGTCTAAGAAGGCTAGAGAATAATATGATTGAACTTAATGGAAAACTCAACACATTAGATGCTCACATGAGAAAGATAGATGAACTCCTAAAAATGCCAATTGACTTCCGCTTGGCTCAAGCTGCTAACTCACTCAAATTGCTAGCTGATTTTATTAATGAGATTCAACAAGATCAAATAAGCTTGGAGCAAAAGTATGCACATAAGAATCTTTAGAAACATACCAACTCCATCATATATGTATAATAGAATTAATACAGCGCATAACACACCATTAAAAATTGAGTTAGGTAAGCATTGGGAAATATTTGTTACCAGAGAAATGACAGAATCAATATATGATATTACAGACCAAATACCAGCAAAAATTAAATTCAGTCCAAATATATTTATAAATAAACTTTTTCTTAAGAAGATAATGGAAGCAGAAATAATTCCATTTTGGTATGGTTATGCTTATTACCATTTTGATTCCGATGTATCGGTCTATATGCCCGTTCCACTTAACTTCGCAGCAGCAGGGCTTAGGTGGTTAAGGTATAAGTGGTTTGGATTCAAACAAATCCCGAGAGGACTTAACTCTACTCAAGAAGCCTACGGTCGTGGTTATAAAGCAGGTTATGAAGAAGGATTTAACGAAGCCTCTAGTAAATAATTAACAAAGGATAATTCATGAGCAAGTTTCGCAAGAAGCCTGTTATTATTGAAGCATTTCAGTTTAATGGAACGATCTCCAGCGCCGATGCCATCATTGCATGGGCGGGAATGGAACCGCGCCCCAATGAGCAGAATCTCGACTACTCGGTCACTGACAACGAGGGAACATTTCGAGATAGAATCGAGCGTCCTCATCAGTTTGGTCCTCTGCTGATTCATTCACTTGAAGGCGACATGACTGCACAAAAAGGCGATTGGATTATTAAAGGAGTTAAGGGCGAGTTCTATCCTTGCAAGCCAGACATTTTTGAAGCTACATACGAACCAGTAGATTAATGACAGAACGTGCTTGTGAGAATTGGTTAGAATCATACAAAGATTGGATTTATCCACGTAGTGAAGCCCCCGAAACATACATATTATGGTCGGGGGTTTTCGCGCTGTCGTCAGTATTAAAGCGAAAGGTTTGGATTCCTAAGAATAAATTGTTAGGAAGCTGGGAATGTTATCCACATATGTATGTGTGGTTCGTAGGACCACCAGCTACTCGTAAAACCAGCACAATGGATTTCGCTGATAACTTACTTTCGCAGATTCCAAGTGTAACAGAAGCAGCGGACTCAATGACTCAGCAAGTATTAGCCAAACGTATTAGTGATACGGGTGATTGCTCAATATCAATACGCTCAGGTGAATTAGGAACATTTATTAATCCAAGTGGTTCTGTAATGATTGACTTTCTTTGCTCATTATGGGATGGTAAACGTAAGTTTAATACGGACACACTCTCACGTGGAGTTGAGTTTGCTCAGTCTCCATGTGCTAATATGATAGCAGCAACAACGCCCGTTTGGATTGCTAACAATCTTAGCGAGCTTATGGTGGGTGGTGGGCTAACATCTCGTGCGATTATTATCTATGAAGAAGAAATGAGGCGGCGTCAACTATTTTACGAATCCCTTGATTATGAATACTTGGAGAAACAACATAGAAGTTTAGTATCAGACTTACTACACATATCTAACCTAGCGGGCGAATTCTCCTTTACGGATGAAGCGAAGGATTTTGCGGAGGAGTGGTATAGGAATTTAAAGATGCCAGATGATTATAGATTAACTGGATACTTTGGTAGGAAGCACGTTCATATGTTTAAGTTAGCTATGTTATTAAGGATAGCTTATTCAGATAGTTTATTAATAACAATAGCTGATTTAAAGTTAGCGTTGAAAATGTTAGGTATAGTTGAGAAGAAATTAGCTATGGCTTATCACAGTGTAGGTAAGAATCCATATACGATGGAGATGGATACATTGTTGGAGTTTGTAATGAAACGCAAAAGAGTATCGAGAATTGAATTAATATCTACATTTTATCCAATAGCAGCTCCAAGTGTGATATTAGAATTATTGGGAGCACTGATGACAATGGGTAAAATTGCTATTGATCCAACTAATGGAGATTATATATTTACGGAGAAGAAGAAAGTTATTATTCCTCCTACTACTGTTGGATAGTCGTATTGTAGTTATACTGATGTAATCCTAACCTCTCCAAGTAATCATCAATCCAACTCTTATGTTTAATAGTTGGTATCCCTATCGCACGTCCCGCTACTTGTGGTATAGTATACCTGCCCCAAGGGTCCTTAGCTTCCTGAATAGCTTGCATCCAATCACCTGCTGCATAAGTGCCCGGCGCAAACATACTACGTGGATCAACAGTCATTGGGTTAAAGTCCCAATTGAACCTTTTCTCACCAAATTCAGTAGTTACCTTTAAGAATGGTACTAACTTATATAACCTATCTTGAGCTAACTTTTGTTCTATTCCATTCCCATTTAGCGCCGTAAGCGTCGTTTGTAGTAATTGATACTGAGGAGAACCACTCCAGAAATAAGAGTGAGCTACTGTAGACCCAAGTAAATCTAATCCTATTGACCTGCCCGCTAACCATATAGCTCCTTGTGCCATTGCAAACCTAGCCATGTAATTAACACGGTGTCTCAGAGAACCTCGTGTAACCATATTATTAACTAATTCAGTAGCGTGTAATGGCCACGTACCAAACATAGTTAAGAAACGGCCCTGTGGAGAATTCCAACCACGTGGAGCGTTAGCGCGTTGATAATCAAAAATCGTTTCTTTAGCAGCTCTTTTTGCAATCAAGCTAGCCGCTTCGCTCATCTTGCCAGCATATACTAATTGGTCGAACTCTAATCTAAATGAAGGAGCAAAACTATCTAGTGCTAAGTTGTCATAAGCCATAATCTTAGCTTTGACAGGATCAGGACCAAATTTACCGCTTGCCAGTTTACCTAAATTGTCTAAAGCTAACTTCTCCATCCCCAGGTATACAGCACTATAAGTGTGCTCGTAAATAGTAGGTAATAGAGTAACAGCATGACCTACCTTAGCGAACGCTTCATAAGCCCTCCAAGCACTTCCACCATGTTTCACCAGTAAGCTAGTAGCTGCTTCCTCTGGCGTAACCAATGACATATAATCAAGTCCAGATAACACTCCTGTGTTCTTTAACCCCTCAATTGCGCCGGGCTTCTCCGCAAGTTTTAATCCTTCATGCATAGCATCAAACCCAAATCTAACTCCTGCGAATAACTCAAATTGACCTAAGTGTCTTAATCCAAGATAAGGTCTGAATGCTATCAATGCAGAACTCATAACACCCATTATAGTATTGGTAATACTCTCAACTATAGTGGGCGATAATATATTCCTACCTAAATGTTCATTTAGTTGAGTAATACCAGCTCTAATTTGAGAGTGAGCAGGAGAAGGAAATCCTCTTATGTCAGATAGATACCTCTTAACACGCTCGGTCATACTACTAACAATCCACTTGCCAGTTTGATTCTTAGCTAGCGTTCCTAACTCTATATCATAATCTTTAAGTGCCTGAGTATAAACAGGAACGAAATCTCTAGCTTTAAACATTGTGTCAATATATCTTAAAGCGGCTGTATATGGGTTAAGATCAATTGCGCTCATTTCCCCTGTACGTGTGAACTCGTTAATAAACGTATGCATCATTGACCCACCAAGTCCCTTTTGGAACAATATACTAGCTTCTGGACTCGGTAAATCACGTCCAATCTGTGATCTAATATGAGCCATGTATCCAGATATTTCACGATACGGAGGTAATCCCGCTATTTTGAATAGTTTATCATACATGGCTTCAAATCTTTTAGCTATTAATATCTCCTTCGGAGACATATTAGATAGCTTAGCAAATTCAGTTTGTGTTGGAGAATCCCACATTAGTGCATCAGCTAGCCGAGCTATTTCAGCAATTGGAACAACATTAATATCACGTTTAGCTAGACCAGAGAAGATGCCCGCTGCAATTACTCCATTCTGATCCATTTTCATTGCACTTATCAATTTAGAAATTTCTAAGTTAATCTCATCTTGTGGTCGTCCCTTTAAATCATCCTTAATAGCATCAACCTTACGTGCAAACTCTGTAGCTCTAGACGTGTCTGTTCGCAAGTCAGCTAACCCTCTAGCTATATCTACAGCTTCATTCCTACCCTTGCTTAACATCTCCGCTATTTGTTCTCCTGCTGACATTGCTTCGTTATATCTAAATATATTAAGGAATTGTTCCTTCTTCAATCCCTTTAACATTTTACCAATTGGATCAAGATGCTCGTGAGCAAACGCCGAAGTATTAGCATCAGACAAACCTTTAGCCTTTTCTACTCTACGTTGAATGCTAGCAAACTTAGTTCCATGTAAAGTATCAACACTTTCAAAGCTAGCCTCACGACCAGTAGCGTGATCTAACCAAGCTCTGCCAACGTTTATCAAGTGTCCAAAGAATCCACGATCGAAAGCTGACTTATCAGTGTGATCGAACTCAGCTTGTAATCCGTCGTTAGGTCCATAAGTAGTAGGAGGTTTAGCTCCACTCGGTGGCATTGCTGCGCCAGCTACTTGATCGGGGATGTTAGTATCCACACTTAATTTAGGAGTTACTTGTTGCCCACTTTGATTAATAAACTCTCTAGCTGATTCAGTTGTTCTAAACCTTAGCGGTTTGGGAACAATTTCACCAGCTTTATTTAACGATATATCACCATTAGGCTCCCAACGAACTGTATAACCATTCGTAGCAGCTTCCATAGCTAATGGTAATTGATCCATTGCATATACAACTTCTAACGAGCTAACATCTTTCCCTTGCTCAACCTCCATCCTACCTTTTATTCTGTTAAAATTATCTAACTCGTCAGCGGGCATATAAACTTCACGTAACTCCTTAGCCCACCGTGATCCAATGAAATTTTTAAATCCTTCAATATCAACTCTTTGGATTCCACGTAAGTCTGCAAAGTGTGCTACTTGCAAATCAAACGATTGTAATAGCGAAAATTTCTCTGCTACATTAGCATAATTTTCGACCTGTTGCTGAACCTCTGGAGTTACTAAGTCCTCTAATTTATGTTCCTGAACATCTCTCATGAACTCAGCTAATATTTCTTCTTTAGTAAAATATCTCTTAGCAAGATATATGGAGTTACCTAATGGACCTCTAGTCAAGTTAGACATATCTGGAAACTGTAAATTACCAGAAATTGAAGATTCCCAAATGTGTGGCATTGACATAATTGACTGATGAAACGCTTTGAAATCTGTATAAATATCGTTAAGAGTAGCTCGCTTCAACTCAGTCTGATAAAGCTGAAACATCTCCTTTAAGGGAGTAACTGGATACCTGTGAGATAACTCCTCAGTAATAGCTTCCTTTAATATGGCATCATGACCGCCATAAATATCTCTGCCTTCTTTGATAGCGTTGTCAATGAATTGGACATATTTAGCTGTTTCAGGATTAACTAAATCAAGGTTATTATCTCTTGCAGCTTGCAATATTCTCTCAGCCATTGGTCTATTAAACTCAATAACTCTATCACCAAAAGCATGAGCTACTTCATGCGATAATATACTTTCATATGGACGTGTTCCACTTGATATACTTTTAAGAGCCTCAGCAGACCTCATTATAATTTGGTTCAAATCAGGTAAATACGCTCCCAAAACTGGTAACCCACCCTTATATGGATCACCACCTATTCCTTTATAATATTCATCAAATAAATCATTGGTACGGAAAGTTGTTACTTTGGCTGGTTGATGAACTTCACCAGCAAACTCTCTCCAGTGACTAGGAGGTTGGTCTAAATGATTCTTTAATTCACGTAAATTATTTAAAGCAAACTCAAATTGCCATCTACCAAAGTTAGAAGCAGCATCACGAGCTAATTGTTGTGCTGCATTAAATACTGGTAAGTTTTCATGGGCTTCTGCATAGTCAGTGCTTAATCCACGTAATATAGTTTCAGTTGATGCTTCTGGAGCGAAGTTAGGATTCCTACCGATGTTAGCTGGCTCATTATAAAACTTGCGGTTACTATCTATTTGATCTGTTACTTCCCTCATAAATCCATATTTATGTTCTAATGTTCTGATAGCAATTTCAACTTTATCTAGAGTTTCAGAGTAACTCCATTCAAATATTCCTTTCTTACCAAACCCTTGTGACATTCTATTAATAATATCACCAATCTTCTCAGCAGCAAATCCATATAGCTGAGAGATTTGAGCTTTCTGAATAGCTAACATAGCTTCTTCAGGAGCACCACGTTGAGCTTCTACTAACACATCAAACGGGTCCCTAGGTTTATGGCCCACTGTAACTTCAGTTTTAACTATACCACTACGTGTGTAGGGAGGTCTACGTAGGTCACCATTACCAACTTCTAAACTTTCTCCTGAGTTCAAATCCTTAACATTTACAAATAGGCCACCAGACTTAGGAGTAATACCTTCATAACTAACTGGCCTCCCCTTATACATAGCTTCTTGTCCAAAGAACCAACCTTCCCTTTCAAACTGTTTACGGTAATCTGGCTCAATAGCTAATGGACTATCTTTACCATACATAGCCACATCATATCCATTGCCATCTAACCTTCTGTGCGTAATTATATTATCACTACTAATTCCACTTCTCTTTAATTGATCCATTACTAGCGGTACTCTCTGGACTCCTGGAATTATCGTTATATCTTCTGGACGTAAATTGCGATGAACGTTAGCTAGTGTTGATACAATGGCACCACGTTCCTCGCCTATTAATCTATTCTTGATTCCAGCTAATTCAGGATTTTCAACTCCGCTCATTCTATTAATAGAGTATTGCCAAGTATCCAACGCACTAACTTGGTTAGCAGTCTCTCTTACAGCGGAATTAATTTCAGCATTAGATTGACCAATAACATTTCTACGTAGAGTACGAGTAATGTTATTAGCAATAGCAGCTTCTGTTGGATGTAATGATTTTTCAGCGATCCCATAGTATTCAGCAATTCTAGTAGTAGCTTCTCTAGCCCCACCCCAAACCATTAGCGCCTGAAATCCAGCACTACTTATAGCCTTGCCAAACTCCTGAATTTTGGTTGACGCATTACCTGAACCAGTTAATGTGGCGGGCGCATCAAGTATTCTAGATGCTGCACCATATATCATACTACCAACAGCATAAGGTGGAATAGCTACCATTGCTATATCAGTATTAGTTAACTCTCTACCTTGAGCACGAGCAATAACAGCTTGATGAATTAATCTAGCTAAGTTCTCTTTGGAACCATAAGTGGATTGAGGAGTAACTCCAAAAGATACTTCGCCCTCTGGACCTTGATAGATAGGAGCTTGATTTAGCTCGTCCCAGTTGGCATAATCAGAACGTAATTTTTCGACAGATTGTAATGGTGCTGCGTTATCAGCAAATTTACCAAAGAAAGATATAGCACCATGACCAACCTCAGCTCCTCCTCTACCAAAACTAGTAAAAACATCTCTAACACTTCTAGGAAGAACACTAAAAAGTGGATGTGCGTCAAGCATCTTTTGATCTAACCGCTCAGCCTCAGCATCTTGTGGACTAACTCCATGACGTTGAATAGCTAATATACGTTCAACATCAGCTTGACTTGCTCCCCTTGATAATAGATCCTTAACATCATTATCAGTTAAAACGGGAATATCACGCTGACCCACCACCGAGACAGGAGAAGCAAATGGATTACCAGGTAAGTTGCTATTAAGCGGTTGTGTTCCTGGCTTTTGAGCAAATGGATTATTTGGTAAATTCGGCCCCGTCATGGTAAGTTAAACCTAGCTTTAACACGGTTAGTAATAACACTGTCAGGAACACTAGCTGGACTCATTAACCTGAGCTGATTCCACAAACCAGTAGCAGTTGTAGTATCAGTGTTAATTTTACTTGTATCTGGTGCAGTATGTGTAACTGTTGCAGGTGGCTTAGGTGTTGGAGCAGCAGCACCAGGTCTAGCGGGTTGATTAACTTGTATGTTACTTCCACTAAACGTCTTATCAGCTTGTTGCATAGCTTGTTGCAATTGTTCTGGAGGAACTTCAACTTGTTTGTGATAACGTAATCTAAATCTTAATTTAGTCTTTGTATCAGAGCCATCTGCTGATTGCCCCCAAAAGGCTTCAATCGGTACGCCCTCTCTAGTGAGTTCAATATTAAGACCAGCAAGATCACTAGGACGACGACTCTCATCATCAGGCATGATATGCTTACCAGCATTACCATTGATTGCATCTAATAGCTTATCACGTTGGACAATGCTCTGTGTATAGAAAGCACGTTCAGCATTAGCTCCATTGCTCTCTCTATAATTTTGCATTCTTAATAAAGTTGCATCATCTGAGTTCTTTGGTCCAGTTGATCTAATCTCCTGTATCTTCTGTTGAGCTTTAGGATCATACAACAAATATCTCCATAACTCTGGTGATCCCATACCACCACTCTTATTAACCCAATAGTTAGATTCATGTTCAGCGATTGCATCTAACTGATCTTGATGACGCAATCTCATAAACATGAGTCTATCATCAATCGTCATCCTAAAGTGTTCGTCTCTCAGCAAATCATACTGTTCTGCTGCTGCTCTTTGATAGTAATTAGTAGGATGCCCCGCTGCTGCATTCTCTGCATCCTTTTGTTGTAGATCATCTAAATAACCTTGTGCCGCAGGAGCTAAAGTTGCTTTCAATCTATCAGCAGCTTCACTTCCTGCACTTAACCCACTAATAGCTCTCTGTGCACCAGCTCTTGCTAATGAAGTTGGAACAGTACCTGGAGGTTGACCAGCCATCTCTGGAACTAATGGTGCAGTTTCTAACTGAACAGCAGCAGTAGTTGGTGATTCTCCAAGTAAGAATCCTCGTCCTGCTGATACATTTTGTTCTGGAGTTAACCCACGAGAAGCTCTAATCGCTAATCTAGTTCTAATGGCCTCAGGAGATGGATCATTAACAAGTATGCTATCTAACAAATCTCTAGGAATATATTTAGTAATCTCTGGAGGTAACCCACCATTTATATGTGCATAATCGGTTAAATGCTGAGCTAAGTCAGGATTAGTGGTAACAGCTTCACTAAATCTTTTCTTAAACTCTCGCTCAGGATCAGCAGCGTGTCTAATACCTTGAGCTAATGTTCCTAACGCTTGACCTAATCCAGGTCCCCAATCTGGCAACACAGTAACACCCATTTTTATCTCACTTTCCACTAAGGGCCATACCAGCCCCACTAGCAAGAGCTTCAAATCCACTTAACCAAGGATTCGTGCTAACAACTGATTCCGCTTGTGGAATACCCTTACCACTTAAGCCGGCAATTAATTGTAACAATGGCTGTAACGCGCTGAGTTGTAACCCACCAATTGCAGTAGCAGCTTCTGGTCCTTGTTTAGCTCGTAACTGAGCTTCGGCATAAGCAGCCGGAGTACCAAATGCCATACCACCACTTGCTCCAAACCTAGCTCTTAAGTCACCAATATCAGCTTCTTGCTTACTCTGGATTAATTGATTAAGTGACCCACCAACCTTACCAGCTCCACCAGCTAGTATATCGTTTAATACTCCACTTAATCCCGCTGTCTGTCCAGTAGGATTGCCAGAACTAGCAGTTCCAAATGAGCCAGTATTTAGCGCTTTATCTAGCCAATCAGTAAAATCCTTAGCTAGTCCAGTCGCAGGACCGCCACCTACATTACTTACTGGTGGAGCCATTTCTCGGCTTCCTCTCTTAAGAGGCCATACATATTTACATCAAACCATTTTTGGTCGAAGCGTCTAGCGAGTCTCCTACGGCCCTCTTTAACAAATCCAATTTCCTCAGCGAATAACATTGCTGAAGGTTTAAAGAACAATGGAGCCTCAGCACTTAGTCTGTGAAAGTTATATGTAGTCATTACATGAGCTAACATAGCTCGTATTAAATTAACTCTACCATGCTGTCTGCCATCAAAAAACACATAATGAGCCTTAGCGTCAATAGTTGGTTCAATATCTGTTAGATATAGTATTCCTACAAAATTATCTACTACCCAAAATAGCCCTCTAGACTCAATACCATTCACACCTTCTCTAAGAAATACCTGCATAAACTTATGAAAATCACCGCGAATCTCCTCATTAAATATCGTAGCAAATCTATGTGACTTACATCTTTCCCAGAACGTACGCAAGTTACGTGGTGTTAAATACATGGGATAAACGTGTCTTATAATTTTACGTTCTGGTTCGTCACACTCAATAGATAGAATGGGAGCCTCTTGCTCAATAGGCTTAACTTGTACCGAGACTGTCATTCTATCTCCTTAGCTGTACCAGAAGGACTCACATGAATACTATATTCAACTAAGTCAAATAATCCACTTGTAGATGTAATTCTCCAACGTAATCTATCAGCTTTTACAACTCTAACGTGTTCGATTGACTTATTATCAGCAGCACCAAATGATCTAACCTTTGATACTTTCCAAGTGGCACCTTTATCTTTAGAATAACTAAGTGTTAACTGGCCCGCTTTACGTGATTGATACTTTATCTTGATACGTGAGAAATATACATCAATGCCAGCTTGGTGAAAATCTTTACTTTGAATATCAGTAGTGTAACTAACTCCTACATCTGTATCGGCAGATTTATCTTCTGCATAAACTTCACCGTTAGTGTATCCATAATATCTATTGGGCTTGCTTGTGGTAGTAATACCCCAAGTATCAAATGTACCAATTGCTTGATCGAATGTACCAACTAATTCATCAAAACTTGTAAAGGAAGCAAATGGACTATCAATGTCCCCTATACATGAGAGTAGGTCTATCTCATCATAAACCCATGCTTTAGTACGAAAACTATATATCCAAACTCTGATTATTGTTGTTCCAGCAATTGGGATACAAATAGAATATTCACGCTCAAGAGTATCATAACCACTAAATATCTTAAGTGGATCATCTACTGCTGCAATAATATCTTTAAATACTCCACTACCTATTTCATCTGGATAAGCTCCTACTTGCCACGCATATACTTGACCAGTACGAAAATCAAAAAAGGTTAATCCACCAGGAGTTCTTTGAATACTTCTAGGGCTGTCTGATCCTATTCCAACCTGAGTGTTAGAAAAATTAAATGGAGCACTACCAGATGGTTGCTTAGTTGCTACCCATAGAGACTTCTCTCTAGCTAGGATTAAATAAGAAGGCCCGCCAAATATTCCTGTAATAAAATCAGCGTAGTCGCTTGGACTCTCTATAATAGGTGATTGTCCAGTTGTAACATCTGGTGGAGCATCATTAGGCCATTTAGTTGTATCAGCATCAGCACACCAAACAACAGTAACAGGACCATCTGGTTCTGTTCCTTCTACTCTATATGCTCCTACTATTCTATTAAAAAATCCAGTGATAAATTTAACTTTAGGAGAATTAGGACCAGCTTCCTTATAAGTTACAGCAGCGGTATCTAAACGCTGGATTTTATCAACACCATTAGCATAAAATAACTTGTTCTGGACGACACAAGTCGAGAAATAATCGTTATCTGTTCCTGTTAATGCACCATTAGTTCCTGCTGTAAATGCTGTCCACGTACCAGAACGTTTATGTATAGAACTCTTAGTAAATCTTAAAAATGTGATAGCTCCACTATTCTCTTTTAGAACATATATCCCTAAAACTTTATTAGAGTTGGGTTTAGTTGGAGCTTCATTTATTACACCAAAACGCCTATTTGTTTTATCTAATCTAATACGAGTGTTCAATGCATTTGTTAATGCACCATTAGGAATATCAACACTATCTATAGATGTAATCATCCCACCATTTAGCCTAGCTTCTGCTAAGAGCTGCTCAGGAGCTGATTTATAATTAGGTGCAGCAAGAGATAATCTCTTAGTGTTCATAATTATAAAGTGTTACGGCAATCTGGTGTGTTATAAGTAACACGAACACCATGAAATGTTGCTAGACTTCTTACAAATGCTTCCAGCGCATATAACTTTGTAGCATCAATAACTTCTGTTAGTGCAACTGAGTTAAATAGTCCTGACTGACCAGTAGTTACTGTAACAGTATCTAAAGTAGTAACTGTCAAGGTTGTGTCAAATACCTTACGCTGCAGTTTTAATGTTGACGAACCACTAGCAGCACCATTATTAATAAGATAACTAAACTGTGTAACAGTAACTCCCATCGGTAAAATTAATCCATAGTACATTGTTGTATCAGCGCCAACAGTTAAATGTAATGGTCCACTGGGAACAGGAATAAACAAACTAGCAGGTATAATCAAAGTTTTACCTGTAACATTACCAAGAATAGCTGGTCTAGCAACAATTGGATCAGTTGGTGCGGCCGTGTCCCAACCAGTTACCAGCGTTGTCATGCGTTCTTCTGTATCTTGACGTAAATTCCTAAGCTCATCGTCAGCGGTATTAGCTGCTTGACTACCAGGTGGATTATTCTTGGTCCAAGGTCTTGTGTAAGCCATTTAGTCCTCTATTTAGGATCAAACTCAATGTGAATATGATCTATTTCTATAATTACTTGGTACGGTCGATTAATGAGAACACTACCATTAAGTTTTAACTTAAGAGCTTTAGCTAACTCGGTGACTAGCTCAGGGTCTATGTCACGTGTACGAATATCTATAGCTAATCCCTTAGGATGTAATGAACCATCCATGTGCGTTGAGTCATTAGCACTAGTAATAACAGCTTCATGAGTATCCATTTCCTCATGAACTTGATCTATTAATGGTAATATTCTAGCAATTTCAGGTTGTACATTTAGTACAACATTATCTTTGAATATCATGTTATAGAATCCTCAACCCACACCTTGTTAGCACCAATAGTGTAACGAGTGAAGCGATAAGTTTTAAGAGTAGCAAGTAGCTTATTTGCCGCCGTGTTAGTTGCAATTTTGGTAATATCATGTACGATTGTAGTGAAGCCATCTCCTAATATTGATATTTCTTGACCATCGAAGCCATCATCAAAATAGGTAACATTGTTAGCTCCAACATTGCCCGCTGTAAATTTCGTTAAATTTATCACACTAGGCGTAGCATCAGCAGCCCTAAATACTCCTACAAACTCCCTATCAGCAACTAACTTAGTTGTAGGAGCTTGTTGAACAATCTCTACTCGTCTTATCTCTGGTAAATTTCCACTACCACTTTGATTATTCATTGCAACCATCACATCCTAATTCAGTAGCATTTTCTTTTGTCATTGTTGCGTCGCTTACTCCATCTAATGTGAATACTGCTACAACTGGTGATTGTAAGGTTAATGTTTCTGTATCAGGTGAATCAAAACAAAATGCTTGCTCGGATTCCCAATTAAATATGTAAGTAGTTGTTATTAAACCAGCAGATTCATAGTTACAATCAATTGAGCCAATCAATACTGAGCTAGACTCCCACTGACCATCCGAGCTAGATAATAAACCAACTATAGCTTCCCAATTTCCAACAATAGTTACACTTAGTGAGGTGATAGCTTCATAATTGCCCTGGTCTAATTTAGCTATACCTTGAAGTAACTCTTGTCTTACTATTACACTTGTTGTAGTTGAAACTAATGCTTCGTAATTATCTACATCTGTTTGTTGTATGCCAGTCAGACCTTCCCAATTATCTATAGCAACAACCGACAATCCGCCTTGTGCTTCGTAAGGTTCTATATCATTCTTAGCTATACCTTGTAATAACTCATCTTGAACAATCTGAGAAGCTGTAGTATTAACTAGCCCATACTGTAAATTGAGATATGTAGAGCCACGTGATTCTGCAATACCAACTGGCATTGCTCTAAATGACTGAACATTTACACCTTCTGTTGGCCACTGTCTACTAGGAGTTTGTGTAACTCCTGCTCGTTGCCATCTTGGTGAAGATACCGCATAGCTATATGGCATCAGTTACACGGCTTTGTTACGATAGTTTTAACAGGGGTATCCTTGGTAACTTGGATACCTACTGAACTCTCATTTGTTACAACTTCTGGTGTCGGGCTGTCATTAACCTTAGTTGTTGGACTAACTAACTCAATAACATAATTGGTTGATAAAGCTAATTGAGTTGTAACTTGGTCACTAACAGCACTCTCTTTAGTTAGAACTATAACAGCAGGACTATCAATTAATTCTATCTCGTTAACTGGTAACTGGAAACAAATTGGTTTACATGATTCCCAATTCTCTATGTCCTGACTCTGTAGCCCAACTAATGATTCCCAATTAATTATACTTGTTGTAGTTAATTGTCCTGTAGCTTCCCAATTACTATCTGATACAACTATTACACCCTGTTGAGATTCCCAATTTATAACTATTGTTAGTGTTACGCCCTGCAAGCCTTCCCAATTATCTACGTCTAATGTAACTATTCCCTTAAGTAATTCATCTCTAATTACTATATTCTGAGTTAGAAGTGCAATAGCTTCATAGAAATCAATACTGGCTTGAGTTAGTCCTTGTTGGCTATCCCAATTTTCAATATCTGACTTAGTTAGTCCCTGTAAAGCTTCCCAATTGTCTACGTCACTAGCTTGAATTCCTTGTAATAACTCATCTCTAATTACTTGACTCTTAATAAGTGTTGTTAAAGCTTCCCATATTGTAATACTAACCTGAGCTAATCCTAGTAATGCTTCCCAATTGTCTTGATCTGTTACAGTGAGTCCTTGTAAGCTCTCCCAATTATCTATATCATTTGCGCGTATACCTTGTAATAACTCGTCACGCACAACCTGAGATATAACGAGTGTTATTAGCGATTCCCATATACTTAAACTAGTTTGAGTTAATCCTTGTAACGCCTCCCAATTATCAACATCTGTTACGGATAATCCTTGTAAAGCTTCCCAATTATCACTGTCAAGTGCTCTTATTCCCTGTATCAACTCATCAAGTATAACTTGTGTTTTCGCGAGTATAGTAAGCGCTTCCCAAATTGATACACTTGTTACTGTTAGTCCTAATTGAGCTTCCCAATTGTCTACATCAGTTTGAGATGCTACTCCAAGTGCTTCGTAATTATCTACATCAAGAGTTCTAATACCTTGCAAGAGTTCATCAAATATAACTTGTATTTTAGCAATATTACCTTTTATAGCTTCCCAAATTTCTATATCACTAACTGTAAGTAAGCTAAGTGACTCATAATTTTCTACATCTGTAACTGTTAAAACACCAGCAGCTTCCCAATTTTCGTCAGTTTGTTTAGCTACACCTTGTAATAGCTCGTCTCTATGAACTTGAGTAGTTGTAGTGAACGATACATCAAATTGTGATATACGCTGAGAACGAGTCCAATATCTATCACTTATGTTAACTAATGGTGTGTAATATAAGTTCTGAGTTGTTCCATCGCCTAAGTTAGGAGTTAGATAACTCTGTTGAGTTGAGTATGGTTTTGCCCAATTGGGACTAACCTGTGAATAAAGAGCTGGCACTTATTCATCTACGACAACGTGATTATCCACGGCAGCGGAGTTAGTTGTTATATTCCAGAATACAATTGAGTTAGATACGGCGATACAAAGTCCTCTTGGAAATGCCCAGATAACTCCTGTACCAATTGTAGCGGGCAATGAAATTCTACGGAAGAAATCAACAGGAACAGTAGGTCCAGTTCCCCAAGCTAATGCAGTAGTTACCGTACCTGCTGGTAATGCTGGGTCCTCAGCTAATACAGTAACTGGAGAAGTTGGGGTAATCCCAATAGCAGCAGGACGCCCGATACCATAAACAGATGCAGTAGCAGCAGCTAAGAATATTCCAGTCTCCAGAATATATGCTCTATCTGATGCAGCCGTGCGTACTTCTTCATTAGCTGCGCCAGTTGTAGTTACTGTCGAGCGTCGAGCTAGAGAGTAAATAGCCATTTATGGCCGTCCTTTATACTGATCTGGAACATCAGTAGCAGCACCACAAGTTGGACAAAGTATGATGCGTTGGCACTCGTCAAACGTAGCTATAAATTTGTGTTTATCAGCATCACCAGTTATACCTGGACATTGAAGTTGAATACTAACGTGGCGCTTAACTGGCACTTTGTAAGCAACTTGCTCTGATAACGGACGAGTTGCATCATCTTGTGGTAGCGGAATTACTACAACTGGTAATTGAGGATCGGTAGGTAGCGTCATTTTCTTAGCCCATTTAAGAAGATAGGAACACTTGGAGCTACTAAATGTTCATACATTACGAAAGTTCCAGTTCCATCGCAATCAGTGCAAACTAACCAATCACCATTATGAATACTAACCTTTTCTCTATTAGAAATAGCTTCTCTAGCTCGCTCATTAAGTGGCAAATATCCAGTTCCTAAGCAAGTAACACAAGGTGTCTCTTTACGCTCACTCATATACTTGCCACCGTAATTTGAGAAGTAAATTGGCTATTAGCAGTAGTAACTGGTCCAGCTCCTGCCGTAGCTGTTTGCTGCCACCAAACACCTTGAACATCACTAGTAGCCAAATCAGAACCAACTTGGTCAATATTATCATCTACGAACGTTATGCCACCAGGAACAGCTAATCTATTAGCTATGGTAACGGTATCATTCTTAGAGGTATGAATACCTTGTTGAATAATTGCTGCTGGATCAGCCGACAGTCGGTAAGTTGGTCCAAGTGCTGTAAGTGCATCAGCGTTGAGCCAGAATGTCTTATCGTAGCGAGTTGTCGTAACTACTGCGTCTGAGTATGCATTTGGGAAGACTCTTGACCATCTACGGCTTGTTGCTGTTATCGGGTTTAGGCTGATATAGACAGTGAATGGTGTGGCATCTTTTGCTATAGTAATTGGATCGCCGTCAGTAGCAGCACTAAATGACACACTCAAAATACGTTCGGGCGCATTAAGACCATTTAATGAAATCGGAGATGGACCAACAGCTTTTGTGTCAGTATCTATCTTACCTGTATTCTGGCTTCGTGCTTTAACTGTTACGTTCACTCCTGTATCTAGTCCTGTTCCTCCACTAACACGCACAGAAAAACCACCTGGATCACCTTGCCAAGCAACTAGTGGCGAAGCTGAATCTATAGCTCCACCTACCGTAGAAGTATCATTCTGCGGAACATTAACTGTGTTCCATGCAGTAAGATTAGCAGCAGAGATTGACACTAATCACTCAAATTGAAATAAGGTGAACGAAAGCTAATTTTCATTCCACACTTTGGACAAGGTACACTCTTATCTGGTCCACCAATAGCTGTTAAATCAGAATGATCTTCTCCATTAAATGGATATTTAACGATAATATCGTTAAAGTTATATCCACAACCTTCACGCAAGATGCTATCCATAAATTGTAGCGCATAACCTTTATCTTCACCACCAACATAGCCAACTACATCTCTCATCTTAGCGTACTCTTTTTCAGCTCCTTCTTTCTTAGGACCTTTACAAGTACGCTGAACTGATCTAACTACTGCCATTGCTTCTTCTAACGTTACTTTCTCTCCCTTATCTACACGTTGACCAATCAATTCAATCTCGTTCATCTTTTTCTCCTATCATCAAGTCGTAATTCAATCCTGTTCATTCTATCAGTTAGACGAAGTTCAGATTCACCTATTAATGCTGCTACATCAGAACTTATTTTATGCCACGGTCTAGCAGCAAATTCTGCTCTGAGTTGATCTATAGCTTCACCATGAATCTTTGTTCTCTCAGAAATACGACCTTCAAACTCAGAGAGACGATTATTTAAATCACCTATTTCAGCTACAAGATAGCTATTACCTTGACTAGAACCACCATTTTTCTTAGCATCCTTCTTTTCTATTACTTTTAGAGCACCCCAAGTAATCACACCAACAAATCCAGCTAACGAAAACAAAAGTTGTGCAATAGCACCAATATCACCTGATGGAGGTCCGCCTGGAATCTGCATTATACAGTTGCACCACTTAACTGTGTGGTTAATGTTGTACGATGTGCAGGATCACTGGCCGGTAAGTTTTCTTCGATCCATAATCCAATATCCGTTAATGCTTCTAAAGTTGTACCAGGAACATCTTGATCTATATTATCATCAACAAATGTTATCCCGCCTGGAGCTGTTAATCTATTAGCTATCGTCGTACTATCACCTTTTGATGTATGAACTCCTACACGTATACGTGCATCAGGGTCTGCTGATAAACGAGTTTTAGCTACAGTAAGTGTTAGCGTAGCATGAGCATTGCGCCAAAAGACTTTATCATATCTAATTAGAATTCCACTAGAAGAAGCCGATCGTTTGAATAATGCAGAAGTTCCCTTTTCAGAAGCTGGAATAACATAGATAGTAGCACCACTAGGTTGACGTCTAAATGTAACAGTTCCAACTGCGTCAGCAACCATCGCCATATCAAGTATTCGTTCAAATACTTGCGTTCCCGTTTTGATCGTAGTACCTGTTAACGTTAGTGTTTCAGCTACTGTAGCTCCTGTTGAAGAACGACCATTAGCAGTAGCGTTACCAGTATCGCTAGCACTGGTTGACACATATTCAGTATCGTCATTGGCTGCTAATTGTGTAAATGCTGGTCTAATATCAATATCTCGACCACCGCCACCAGTAGTTGTATCATCCGTTGGTCGGTTGGCAGCGTTGTAACAAACTAAATCTGTTGCTACAATTGACATAGATCAACCTACTTTCTTCTGATTCTTACCGATGATCCAACCGATGAATATACCGAATGAAAAGGTAATGAGATATGAAATAAAACTTAAGCTGTCCATTTATATAGCCCTTGTTAGGGTTCACTATGGCCTATGCCAGATAACAATGTTATCCCACCATTGGCTTTGAGCTTGTGGCGCACCGCCGTTGAGCACACTTGGAAATTGAATTGGTGAGCCAAAATCATTAGTCCGTGTCCAAGTCTGGTGATACGAAGCACTAGCGAGATCAGCTCCATTATAGTCAATTACTAATATTCCATCTATCCATAACTGTATTATACCATCACCTACATCAATTCCACTCTCTTTTACATAATGCATAGTGAAGCGATGTAACAAACCATCTGCAATCGCATTAGGATCTTTAATACCTAAAGCCAAATGTTGTTTGATAATCTGACTAAACCCTGGCTTTACAGAACCAGTTTGCATATCAATAGTAACATTCCAGCCCAACGATCCTAATGCTCCATAGATCGGTGGATTAGCTGATTCTACATTCGCCAATAGTGAAATCCGACCACCAGTAACATTGTTACCATCACGGAAGATGATAAGTTCTTTTGAGGCGTTCCCTCTAGAACAGCCGCCCGCGGACCACCAGAACTTATAACCTGGTTGAAAAGCAGCTTCGAAGCTTACAAACCATTCTCGTCCAGTCCATGATCCTCCAACAATTGGACGTTCTAATAATATATCAGCGTCATACGCACCTAAACAACCGTCATAGTTATAATGGAACTCAACGACCTTACGTCCTGTAAATTGAGTTGTATTTAGTATGATAGTCCCATGTGACTGTTTATTTACATAAGCCGCAAGTAAACTCGCGGTATCAACGTAACTCTCAAACGAGTCTATGTAGGCAATTATATCACCAGGTAACACTTTTGGTTCACTACTCAATACTGGTGGTGGTCCCAACATAGTAGTCGTAGCACTTACTACATTTGACAGCCCACCAAACATAGCAGAGACATTAAGGACACCGCGATATGATACTAGCTGGAATTGATAACTAGTAACAGGCACTAATCCGGTAACAACAATTGTTCTCTTTGCGCCGATAGTAGTTCCAACTAGTGAAGGAATAGCAGTTCCAGTTGACCACGATAACGTTCCAGCAGCGTAGCGTATCTCATAACTAGCAGGCTTACCAGAACCATCATCTACTTCAGTAAACGCTAGAGTTATCGTATTAGGAGTTACACTAGCGACTGTAAGATCATTAACCGTTAAAGGAGCTGTAACTACTATGGGAGGAGGAGGAGGTGGTGGCGGAAGAACTACTATAGGCATTTCCAACTTTAAGATACGAGCAGTAAGATCATCAACCCGTTTAGTAATGGCATCACTGAACGTATCAAACTCCATCTTATCTGGGACAGTAACGAACGGGCTTTGCGTCGGAACTGTAGCACTCATGTTGTTATAGTTCTCCGTCGAGGCCAATTACCTCTAAACCAGCACGGTGGCTATCTTCCTGTTCTTTAACGTCAGTTGTTGATAAGCCATCTATTAATGAACCTTGAAATGAACGAGTTATTCTAGCTCCATCATAATCTCTATTAACACCTACTTGTGCCCGCCACACTCCACCAAGCATAATCACTTCATGCCACTCATGCGGAACAGGAGGAGTAGTGTTATTATTATCTAAATCAGCTAATGTTGCTCTATATTTAATTGTCAAGGTATAAGTATTGTCAGGGGTTCTCCACACTCTTATACCATTACTCTCTCTAAAGTATAATTCAGGCTTACTTTGAGAATCAACTCTATTTTCATATTTCTGGCTGAATACATCTCTATCTATTCTATCTAGCGGCTTGTGAGAGAAATCTGTTAAATCTTCAATATCAATATTTTTAATTGCGTCGAACAGTGTAGGAATTTGATAAAAATTGGTTCCTTGAACAGTTGGAAACGATCCAATTACCTCTTGTTCACGGAAACCAAACTTAGCACATATTTCCCAAAACGATCTATTAAGGAAAGTATCTGCACCAGTTTTATCATTAGTATCTTGGTCAGGAATTTCATCTTGAGAATCACCAATCATTCCTAAGTGTTCGCGCAATTGACGACGCAAACCTGCAATATCAATAGGCACTATTTACACTCCGCGTATATGTCTAATGAGTCCTCTGAACCAACTTTATTAATGACAACTTGAACACGGCAGCGACCATAAACAACTATTGGAACTCCATTAATAGGATGAGAAACTGGTACATTAGTATCCGCTCCCGTGCACTCGATAAGGATTTGCGAGTCCTTATGATTGCTACTAATGTACCAGTTTCCCTCTCCTAACGGAACCAGCGGGCCTTTTCCACCTACTAAGTTCCGTGCTCTTGCACCGATCAATAACGGTAACCGAACCATTTTCAATAATCTCCTTAGCTATTTAGTAACTTACCAACACCCTAGCTTTATCACCGTTGGCTGCTGTTGCATCAACCATCGTAGCAACAACACCCATTGCATCGGTTACGGCGGCTGTTGCACTAGCTACTAACCTTCCAGCGGTTGTAGCAGAGAAAGTAACTTGTGTTCCTGCTGCAATAGCACTATCACCAATACCGATGCAAATACCACGATAACAAACTAGGACAATATCATTAGCATTACCAGCAACTTCACCTACATCAAGTGGAGTTTGTAGAGCCTCTAAAATGTAATCTGCAATAGCCCTAGGAACTCCACCAACTACAATTCCTGCTCTTTTTAACCTATCGCCAGCGGTAGTGGACTTATTAACTGTGAACGCTGCTGACCAGAATACAGCATCCCCAATAAGTAGAGTAGCCGCTGCTTTGGCTACTAAGCAAAGTCCACCGTTAGCATAAGCACCACCATCTAATCCATCATCATCATTCGTTAAGATAAATGGAAAGACAGTAGGTTTCTTACCACTTACTGCGACAGGGCCAGGTACCCACACCATAAATTAGGCTCCTTTCGCAGTTATGTGGGAAATGCGCCAGCGTGGCCATGAAAATCCACTACGAAAACGAGAAAGCGCGTTGTGCATTTATATAAAGCTACGTCCGTATTGAAATCGAAACTATCATCGAACTCAACAGGACGGCGCACAACGTACTGAGCATCGTTCATAGTGCTGTCAATCAACCCGTACGATTCAGTTAAACTCTTGAAATATGAACGTACGTGTTTAATTCCAGGTAAACGCTTCTTAACTGCGTTATCCTGGTTTTCTGCTGTAAACGGTTCCTTATCGGAACCGAAAATTTGGAGAGCCTTGCTCCACTTTTGCGGACTGTACCAAACAGTATCCGGGTTAGTGGGAGCAGGATCACCATTCCAATCCTTACTTAACTGGTGCAGATCGAGTAACGCGGTAACGCCCGTCACACTTAATCCAATATCCTGTGAAGGACGTGTAGCCATCGTTACACCAACGTTACTTCCAAACAACGTGTGAGCTGTATTAAATAACGATAAGCCATCAATACATTTAAATGTTGCTCCTGCGGCTCCATCATCAAGTAACGCAGCACCACGATATTCAGAAGTCATACGTGCAGCGTGAGCTAACCACTTAGCTGCTTGATTAGCTTTCTTATACTTATCATCTTCAACAGTACGACGTGTAATCATGAACCCAAGCGCAAACTCCTTATCTACTCCAACAACCTTCGGACCTAACTTGGGGTCTTCGTAACGAATTGGCTCACCATCACCACGTTCAAGCAATAATCTCATACCCGTGATAATGGTAGCTTCAATCTCGGGGCCATCCATAGTACCCACTTTTAAATAACCTGGATACTGTGGCTCCATATCTTTCCACTCATCGCGGAAATCCTTACGCAAACCAGCGCGATAGAGTTGGTTAAATGATCCTTGGGTTTTCATCCAAACTCCTTTCGCGCTTAGGCGGTTAAGACAAGGACAGCTTCAAGGAACTTCCAGAACACGATCTTGTTGTCAATATCAATATCTTCGATAATGACAGCAACAGTTGTAACGTCAGCTTGATTAACTCCCCACTCACCAGCAGCAGTTCTAATTAAACCATACTTCTTGTGCATATCTGCTTGAACTGGTGTAACAGGGTCAGTACCACCGTTAATCATTCTGCTTGAGAATACTGTTAATCTATCAGCCATTGCTACGCTGACTTCTTGTACCTGACCAGTTCTAGCTACAACTAATGAATCAAAGTTTAAGCTAGCACCCGGTTTCGAGCCTGCATCTTCAAGTGCAACGCCGATAATTGTTACAGCGGCAGATGCACCTTCGATAACTCGGCCCGTTGCAGCATCTGGAATCAGTACGGCACCGTTTTTAAATGTCTGTCCAGTAGTAAAGAACTTACTCCCTACAACTGGAACGCCGTTGCCACCTGGAGCCGATGCTGGCGTAATAATGCGGCCCATTCAGTTCTCCAGTTAATGAGGAAATTACGTGTTTGTTACTTGCTCACCTGTACCTTGTAAGGCCGCAACAAGTTCGTCCTTACGTGCTGTCTTAAACGTGCTTTCCTCAATAATAGGAACGTCAGCTTGTTCTGCTTGAGCCTTAAATTCTTTTTCTTCTTTCACTCCATCAATATCAAAACCAAGCGATTTCTTTTGAGCTGCTGTACCATGCATTCTAATATATTGCTCATAACGAACTTCATCAATAATCTCTTTATCTTCTTTTAAACATACCATGTAAATAGTATCACCTACAATAGACATATCAGTACCATCAGAATGGAGAGCGCGCTTAGGTGCATACTCTTTATCAATCCAGAAACCAAGAGCACGTTTACGTTCAATAGCTAAAGAATCACGCTCAACCCATTCACCATGCAAGTGAGGAGGTAAATTCTCAACGGTTGTACGATCAGCAACAATACCTCGCTCTAAGATACGAACTGCTCTAGCTTTACGATCTTCCCTACTCATTGATTTACGGACTTCTTCTTCTGTTAATGTAGCTATTCCAGTACCAGTATTTACTTCGCGTTCCTCAGACATTTACTTTTCCTCCTTCTTAGAACGCTCTGCTTCTGATTTCCAACCAACTACATCAGCAGGAGCAACTTCATCAGTTAATTCAATATATTCACGCTTAGTTAACTTATTCTCAAGTCTTAAACGTTCCTCTGTTTCAGATAACTCACGCAGAGGAGTTTCCTTATTATCGCCCGATGGACTCGGAGCAGAACTTGGGCGAAGATGCGGAGGAATATCGGTTCTCACTTTACCATCCTTGTTTGTGTCAGAGGGCTTTTCGCTCTTATTTTTATCTCCGTCTTCTTCTTTCTTTTCTTCTTTCTTATCATAACCCTCTGGCTTTGGTACAAGACCTAATTCAATACCTCCACGAAGCCCCAAGACTGAACCTAAGTACGCATCACGAGTTTTATCATTCTTTTCCATTAATTTATCGAGTTGAGACTCGACACCTGGTTTAGCTAAGAAGTCTTTAAACCTAGGATCATTCTTAAACTCACCCTTAATTCTATCATAATCAGTACCAGCCTTGAATTCATCTCTAAACTCAATCAAAGGCTGGACAGTTTTCTGAATTAACTTCTCTAACTCCTGTGCTGGATTATTCCAAAAGAGCTTATTCTTTTCATCAAGAGTTGGTGCTCCAGCTTTATCAGCAGCAGCTTTTTGTTCCTCTAACTTGCGATCTGTTTCACGCTGACGTGTATCAATCTCACGAAGTTTCTCTATAATAGCTTGATTTTGTAAGCTACTAGTTACCTTAGTTCCACTATCTTCTTCTTTCTTCTCAGTAACCCCAATCTCGTCTTTCTTCTCCGTTTCCGTGTCCATTTCCTGCTCCCGATAAAGTGGTTAATTCATCAATAGGTGCTTCTTGTTTAATCTCACTACCAAGTTTAGTTACATTATATAAACATTCAACTATTTCTCGTGTTAATGAGATAGCATTAGCATAACCCCTACGTTGAAAAGCATCGTTACTATCTTTGAACAACTGGAGCTGCTTGAGAGCCTCCGTTTCCAAACATCTGTGCAATTTTAGTAAGTACGTCCATCCTTGGCTCTTGGCCATTTCCCGGAGATAAATTATTTCCTCCGGCTGGAGGTACTGCTCCAGTTGGATTAGGCTGATTGGCACCTTGCATCATCCTTTCTATTTCTTCGACAATAATGCGCTCTTTGTTTTTAACATCGAATGTATCCAATATTTGACGCATAGCTTCGGTGGCTGCAATCATTCCCTTTTGTAATACAATTTGTTGTAATTGAGGCTGACCTTGAGTTAACAATAACAGTGCTTGGTAATACTGTGTAATCAATTGTGAAATCTGCATCCAGTTCTGTCTATCTAAAATTCTGTTACTTTGCTGACCTGCTGCAACTACATCAAAAATTAAACTTTGTCTGATTAAACTAACGGGCATTGTGAGTATATTCTTAAGTAACTCACCACCATCAGCATAATCAAAGTAAGCAATGTTCTTAGGACCAAATTGAACAATATTACAGAATATATCTAATATTACATCATTCAAGAACATCTTGACATTCTTCATTATGAAATCAAACTTCTTATTTCCTTCTTGAATTCTAGCTAAATCGCTGGTAGCTGTTCCAGGTGTACCAACTGCTGGCATTCCTAGTGTGGCTTCATTAACACCTGTACGTTGCTGAGAGTATACTAATGTTCCACTTTCATTAGCAAAGGCTGAGTTATATACTTCTGATAACTTAAATGGCTCAACGTGAGTCATATCATCTAAGAACCACATCTTACCAGGGAATATTGGTTCTTTGGGGCCATAACCAGACATTCTATGAATTTTCAACATTCCCATATTCGCTAATGTTCCAGCATCTAATCTCTGACGGTGCATTGTGGTGATAGCACGCTGGAATGCTTCATTCTGTTTACATATGCCAATACCTCTCCAGCGACCCTCTAAGTTCATATAAACACCAGTACGATATTCTCTATGCAAATCATCGTACCAGTTATATCTAACGGACAACAGTGTATTGCTATCTAAGTGATAATGAACGATAATTTCTTCTAACTCATTATCCTCATCTATATCGAATGAGAGCTGAATCTCTTGCCAGTAAACTTTATGAGGTAAATGGCTCCTTCTCTTTTCCAACTCCTCTTGTTTTAACTCATAAGAACGAGCCGTGCCAGCCGTACTACCTTGCGAAAACTGAGTACCTAAAGAGTAAGGGAGTAATTTCTCGTAACTCCCCTTACGGAATAACCCTGCATCTTCTAAGAGTTTAACTCTATATGGATGCTCACCATGAACTTCACCAGCCCAAGGGTCTAATTGAGTATCTTTAAACGAATGTGGAAATAAGAAGTTAGCTTGAGGAACATAATCTAGAGTTGCACCGTCCTTAATTAAAACAGGGAACTCTTGGTTACCACTCTCACTCTTTCTAACTCCCTTCTTAACTATTTTTTCATATCCACTTTTTAGGATGCCAGTTCCGAACTTCTCCAGTTCCATAATGGCATCATTAACTGGCTTGAAAATCTTAATATTATTATGAAGTTCATATTCGAGCCAATTTTCTAGTGGCTTCTCAGCTTGGTCAAATTCAACTCCACCATGAGATTTTACAGAAAGAAATGGCTTACTAGCCCATAGCGTTGTCATTGTTCTAGCATGAATAGTCTCAAACGCTATAGCTGTTAATGGAATGATAATATTAGCTGCACCAGTAAATGGGAACGTCTTCCTGTCGGAGACTGGCTTTGCCCAATAGTCATTCTGCCACATCTTGAGTTCATCAATCATCTGAGGACGCTCAAAGTCATGTCTCATTAGTTCTTCTGAGAGATATGACTTCAATTTTAACTCTACTTCATCTGATAATATTAACTCTTTAGGATAAGTCACTGTTAACGCTTAACCAAGTTAGAGATTGAGCATAGGCCGTATCCAAGTGTACCGTAAAATAACTTTGTGAGAGTGCTAGTGTGATTAACAGGATAAATACCAAATGTCATATGTGGAGTAGGTATAGAATCAATAAGAAGGTTATTTAAAGGCCCTGGAGTATAAATCGTACTAGTTGCTCCATTACCAGAGCGTAAACTAAATGTACGCACATTGGCACTGTCCCTATTAATAACTCTGAACGATACAACGGGCCACAAGTTAGGTCTATTATCGGTAACATTTATAACAACCGTATCATGAATAGTTTGATGAACGACTAAATTAAATGTATCAGTTGTAAAGTGATTAACTCTAACTGTATCATGCCAAGTTGTTTTAATAGTATCATATTTAGTTATAATAGTGGGAATATTGCGACCAATTTCAACTTTTCTTGGAAAAAATACTCGTCCTAAAATAACGCCAGCTATCAATATTAGGATAATTAGTAAATTAGATGATAATTTCACTGTTTTTTCCTAACTGTGTCAAGAATACCACCAAGAATACCAGTAATTACCTTAAGTGGCGTAATAACGAGTTGAGAAGACCAAATTGTTGCTCCTAAAACCACTAAAAATGTCCCTCCACCAAGCAACCAAAGTGATAATTTAGCTAAATCCTTACTTTCATAGATTAATTTTACTTGCAGAGCTATCAATCCTACACCTAATAACACAAAAATTGTCCCAATTAGCGTTCTAACTATCATTTTTGATAGTTTTTCCTTAGGAACTGCTTGTAAATGCTCTAAAGTGCTTAATCTTGCTGCTGTATTTTCAATTATTGGGTTCAAACTAGCTCCTGTTTACGTGAGTTTAACATAAATCCGTAGTATTTCATCATTGCGCGAGCCATTTCTGGAGTAAGCTTATGTTCAAGTTGACATTTAGCTGAGCAGAAAAATATATTGAGATACATTCTCTTACCACAAGCTAAGCAAGTGCGATAATTTAATAACTTAGTTGTCATATTAAACATTAAGCAGAATACCCTGTCATAACATCTCTATCAAGTAAAATTTCTTCTTCAATTTTATGATATTTTTCCATTTGTTCTCTAGAAGTACCATGACGCCAATAATCTGGACCATAAGCTAGTGCGTCTAACAAGTGGTAATCATCAGTAGCGCCAAAGTTATCAAATTCTTCTATTAGTTCATGCTGACCTTCATTGAAATAAATCTGGCCCGCTGAAAACCACTGTGAAAGAGCCCTTACCCTACCCAACTTAGACTTATCTAAAGTTGTAGAAATCTTCTTTGGTTCGGCTTCAATAATATTGAATCGTAAGTTTCGGAGTCTCATCTCAGCTTCAAACCAAACTTTATATAGAGCTGAGAATATAACTTTCTCTATTACTACTGCCCTTGGCCACCATCTTTGAACAAGTTTAAATATTTCACCTGCTTGTTCTTCTACTTTAATTGGCTTCTTTATGGTATCTAGAACGAAAATTCTACCTTTAGTGTCACAACCAATAACAATGATTCCTCTTGGTCCTGTAGTGGCGGGATCAACAAGAATCAATATATCTAAATCTCTTACATTTACACTAGTTGGAGCTAAAGTTGTGTCACCAGTGAAAACATTAATTTTATCTCTAGAAGCCCAATAGTAAAAGCGTTTCCACGATGGGTTGAACTCTGATAGTCCTTCACGGGGATCATTAACGTACTGAGCTTGCCAGACCTTCAAGTTTTTACGTAGGATTTCTACAGCACGATCATTGAATTCCTCTGAAAATATATATTTCAACACTCCATTTGAATCTTTCTCTTGAATTCTCCTAATATACTTAATCATCCTATCACCATATTGCTTGATGGCATGACCATATACATCATCTAGCGAATATCGCGTTCCTAATAGATCAATGTGGTCCAGCGTAAGACGAACTAAGAACGCTTGAATGTTATCAAACCATTGAATTAGTGTAGCACGCTCAACAGCACTATCTCTAGCTTTGTCACCAAATATATCATCTAGTTTAATTAAGTTATAATGGCGTCCTTGTGAGTGACCTCCAACGCCAATTGTATCAAAAGTTGGTTCACCCCAATGTTCAGTTCTTGGTAACTCTAATTCAGTTTTGTTCATTCTCTGAACACGAGGATTTGGTACTAACTCTGGAAACAGCCCCATTAACCTTGGGTTATTGGTAAAATGACGAGTTGTTTCGTATAAGAATCTTGTGGCTCCTTCGTGCGATTCATGCCCAAATAAAATACGACAATTTGATCCAATACACCTAGGCCAAGCAGCATCGGGATTAGGAAGAACACACTGAATACTATCTGTAATAGTAACTGTAGTAGTTTTAAAGTGTCCGCGAGGCATTAATACCATTCTATACTGTTCACTCTGAGTTCTACCTAACCAAGCACATACATTACCATGTAAATCTGGAGACATTCTAGTATAACCTAATATTCCATATCCTAGAAAGAATCCATCAGTAACACATCTATTCTTAAGATAGTTTATTTCATCACTAGCTAATTTCTCATATTTCTTCTCTGAAGCTTTACGAGCTGCATTGATACTAGTTTGATCTATTAACTTAGCCCAATCTTCATCAGAGCGTTCTGGTAAGCTATTTCCCATTTTTACTCGTGTTAGCAGGAAGTAACTTGCCCGTCGTAATAATTTCATCTGTTACGTTTAATAACTTTGCCTTGTCCGCCATTCTCATTCCTTCAATAATTCCTCTTGCTAGCTCAGGAGCTAAGAACACAGCATTCTTAGCATTAATTCCACCAACACCTTGATCTGACTTGAGAACTCCAGTTCCCTTTAAAATAGCAACTGAACGATCAAACATAGCAAATGGTTGGCCTGCTGCTAAATCATCATTATCAATAACAGCAGCCATTCTTGAAAGAGCTTTATCTTGGAGATGAGCTATTCTTTCCTCAGTTTTTAACTCTATACTTTTACGTAGGTTATCATGTAATTGACGCCTGAGTAACTTAGCTTGAGGAGTATTTAATACAGCACTTACGTGTTGTTTAGTGTAATGATACTTCTCAGCTATGTCTACATTTGACGCACCTAGAACGCTACGTAGAACCCACTCGTCGAAAAGAGATTCCCACTTCTTAGGAACCCACTTCTTAGAGTTACTAACAGCAGGTGCTCTTACACGCTCTAATTCATTTCCCTTATGATCGGTAACAGGAGCAAACTCAAGTTTTAGGTTCGGAGCTGCCATTGTCCTCTCCACTGTCAACTATTGGAATACCGTCAGTTAAGATTTCATTTAATGAGTTATTAACTTTATTAAGAAACCAAACTTGTAGTGCTGTATCTTGAGAGAAACCTTGTTTAAGAAAAACAGGTAATACTTGTTCCTTGAAATCACCTAAGTATTCCATCCAACCTTCTTCAACAACTTCTGGAAAATATAACTCACGTTCACGGGGCATCTTACCTCCTACTATTGCTTAACTCCCTTTGAATAAATAACTCCTAAGAACCTCTTCTGTTTAGGAGTCAGTGGTTTACCATGAGCAGTACCATCTCTAAGCATCTCACCGGCTTTAGTGGGCGTTATCTTACTACTTTCACTTGGTAATTTCTTCTTTTTGGATGCCATAAGTAGTCCCTAGTGACTAGTTACGCTTTAGGAAAGAACTGACCAGGACCACGAACCTTAGTCAGTAAGTTATCTACAACTGAACTTGGATTGGTAAACATTTCAACAAACTTTGCTATCTTATCCTTAAAACCATCTTGATAGTCTGTTGGACTATCTACTGGACGATCAGGCCAATGAATTATCAAAGCTAACTCAACATTGTTATTATGAGCTTTGAAATCCTTAACAAACTCTCTAACACGACAGTCAGGACAGTTTAAGTTACTACAACCGAAAACTTCTTTGCCTTCACCTAATTGTCGTTCACAACCATGACCACCAACTGCATCAATGATAATTCTAAACCTACCCATAGTAATACTCCTCTCTACTAGGTTCTACTTGGTTATACTAGGGACTACTTATAGCTATGATAAAGGCCCAAATGGAGGTCTATCATGTCCAACATTTAAACTTACATAGTGTTCCACAAACAATCCAATTGATAGAATTATAATTCCTAATACATTACCTCTATTAGCATAATATAACCAACCAACCATTGTAACAACCTCAATAGCTGTAAACAGAAATGTTCCAAATAGTCGGTTCATTATTTTGGCACCTTCAATTTGTAAGGTTTAAGTAATCTTTTCATATCAACAGAAACTTTTTTCTCATTATAAGTTTTCTTAGGAGGAGCTATTCTTTTAACAATATGTTTCATATTATGGTAATAGTTCTTCGACAGGATGTACCTCGTACCAGCGATGCTCAGGATCGTAACGTGAAATTCCACGAACGGTAATCGTATCTCCGCTTTTAGGATGGCGGCAAGGTAACTTAGGAATACACTCAGCAATTATAAATCTATTAAGAGTATCTGGATATATTGATAGTAACTTAATATGAGTATCGCCATCAGTCTCAGCTACCGTATAAGCAACAATTCCTCTTACCTCTACGTGAGTATGATGAAACGACCCGCTAGATAAAACCACTACACTAACGGGCCAATAGTATCTAGCTAGTAACAATGTTACAAATATTACGTATAACGTTCTCACTTAACCTTTAACTTTCTTAAGATTGGGATTAGCTTTCTTAGCTGCTGGACTTGCTTTACGAGCAGCATTAGCTACAATCGCTCCTGCTACTGCTGGAGAATAACCTTCTCCTTCTACTTTACTCTCTACAGCTTTAAAACCTGGGTGCCCGCCAGCAGCTTTTGAGTGAGTACCGTAAACAGTATGATGAGCTTCTGCTGTTTTACCTTTGATTGATTCATGTTTGAAAGCCATTATGGTTTCTTCTTTCCATATCTACGTACAGCTTCTTGCTGTTGTCTTTCTAGTGCGCTATTCGCAACATCAGCTTTTTGTTGTGCAACTCGACGAGCGGCTCTATTAGTTGAAGAATAACTTGATATTACATCTGCTGGGTTAAGAGTATTCATACCTGTAGCATCAGCCACATCAAACTTCTCTGTATTAGCCTCACTAGCTTGCTGCTGACGTTTAGCTAAACCAGGAGTAACAAATGGTTTTATTGGCTCTTGTGTAGGCTCTCCTGTAGGAGCACCCTTAATAGAATGTTTAGCCCAAAACGCTTTGCTCATGGCTTTCTCCTAGCTACCCTAGTAGCGTCAGGTGGAGTTACAGCAGTATCGGCTAAATTAAAATTGGTAGGATCAGTTGGTTGAGGATTATCAAATTCACTTTGAGTTGGTCTGATAGCAGGAAGCCCACTAGCTTCTCTAATGTTACGAAGCAACTTAGCTTCATTGGACATATGAGTAGCTAGCTCTGGCTGACTCATTTTACTAACATCCACTCTACCTTCTCTGAGCGTTCTGATTAATGCGGAGGGCGTTTTCTTTCCACTATTACTAGTTGGAACTTGCTTAATAGAATGAGCTTTCCAAAATTTATCTGTCATTTTTATTATCCCTATTACCAAAATTAATTTCCATATTGTTTGCTTAATCTTACTGTCCTGGCAGCACTAACAGCTACAAGAGCTTTAATCCTAATTCCAGTAGAAGCTGCTAATCCCCAAGGTAATAGATAACTTTTTGTGGCATTATTAGGAATAACGAAATCAGCTAGTGCAGCACCATTTAATATTTGAAATGTTCTGAATACAGCAGTTGCTGCTAATGGATCAGCGTCACTAGTAGTCTCTAATGTGAAAGTAGTAGCGTCAGCCATATCAATATTCTCTGCTATGATATTTTCAGCGTCCTCATATCCACCAGCAGCAGCAATTACATTACTTACACTCTGTCCATTTGGGACTACTAAATCTCCTATTTTAGCTACCGCTGTCACGCCCATTGTAATATCCCCTTATCATTATACTCTTAAGTGGACGGAACACACCCGTCCTGACAGATTTCTTACTCTGCCCTGAATATACCACTATCGCGTTAACCTGTCAACTATTCCCACATTCCAATTGTCCAATTGGAATTCCAACTCGTCCAACTAGCAGTTCCCGCTGACGACACATTATTCATATCTACAAGTTAGCTCATTCACAAGTTAGCTCACTCATGAGTAATCCCTTTACTAAATAGTGTCTAAATTTATTAGAGATTTTGTTACAGGTAGATGAGAAAAGTCGCCCCGCGGTTTTTCGGGGTACCGGGGTTAGCTCCATAGTAATGGCAGTGTCATTACACTGTAACAGCGCGAGCCGTGGGGCGCCAGTGTCTAGACAGTGACTCACTGTAACGACAGTGATAAGTTAAGCGACAGTGATTAGACACTATCACAACGGGCGTGGAGCAGCCCGCCACGTAGGAAAAGACTGACAAACAATTACCGAAGGATAGATAACAACACTGTAATGTGATTGTTACATTAGCTAGTTGACTTGAGCTAGCGGGCTAGTTAGATTTCCCTTTAGCTCGAAGTAGGCTCTTTGACAGGTAACTCACTAAGGAGGCAATATGCGTAACGGGTGGAAGATCGTAACGCGGAACGGGCGTAAGGTGATTGTGTGGACACTATAGCCCGTAGGGTGTTACTCGACAGGCTAGAGGAAATGTCTAGCGCAATCAACGTAGCTAGAGCCTGTATCGAAGAAGACAGGGAATACGTTCTAGTTGGTAGCTGTATGGCGTTTGTTGCTGATCGAGCGCAACAGATTGCTACACGAGTTGTAAAATGACAACTCACCCAGCCTACGGGCTAACCCACGCTTACCTAGTTAATGGACAAGCCTATGATACACTCGCTAAGGCTCTAAGAGCCTGTGCTGAGTTTGGAGCCTTAACGATTAGTTTCGAGCCTTACGATTGGTCAGTAACTAGTTAACAACTAGCTAACGCGCGCGAATGTGGCGCTAGAGCCTCGCAAGGCTCCGTTAGCCATTCGGTTGGGACAACGGAAAACGCT